GGCCTGTAAATTGCTCCATCAATTGGATGAATTGGGGTAGGCAATCTGCTGCTGTGCGACCTTTAAGCCCATAATAATTCTTTAGGTCACGGAGCTTAACTTGTCGGTTCTGAATCCCTTTACTCATCAGGCTCAGATAATACTTGTGTACGGCGAGTTGATAGCTGAAGAAGTTAATCGTACCCTCTGATGTGCTTACGGTTGGAACGTTCTGTGTTCCTGCTTGTACGTTTAGTACTGCTTGTTGGAATGGAGTCATAATTAATAATTTTTGGTTAATGTGAATGTACGAGTAATGTTTTGCCCCGTCCTATTTATACTTGTAGGTATAACCTGTTACTGCTGATGTTTTGGGACCCACCTTCCACACACTTCCCTCTAGATCCTGCTGGTATAAAGGTCTGGTACCAGTACAGCTCATAAGACCATTTATTAATAACATCATTATAAACACTATTAAGACTAATTGTTCGGTTGTTAATTCCTTTTTATTCATAACGTTTAATTTTTTGGTTGACGTAAAGGTAGACAGGTTTCCCTGCCCACCAATAATTAATTTTTAGTTGCTGCTATTATATTCTACCAGGACCAAAACCATGAGTTGCATTAACAGGACACCCAACACGTCTTGTTGTACAAGAGGATAACATAACCACTATACCAATAATAACTAATAATATAATACCCACTCTTTTTAAATTAAGAATACGTGGAGGGTAAATATTACCCCCTTCAATGTGATACTTCTCAACATAAATCTTAAACGGTTTAAATTGTACTTTCATAATTTTATCTTTTTGGTTAATGTGAATATACATGTTGTGTTTTGCCTCACCCAATCACCTCAAACTGATCAACCTCCCAAATCATTCCTAATGTGCGCCCATTATCCCACTTAACATTAATCACATCACCCCCTACATTATAAACAATCCCTTCAGTTCCTGGGGCTATTGGGTCTGCGTCCTCAAACATCTCTATCAGTTTTACTCGTTTACCTATTAAATCGTAAATTGTTAAATCACTCATTTTAATTGTTTTGGTTAATGGGAAGGTAAAGGGTGAGCAATGCCCACCCATATTTAATTTAAAATAATAATGTTAATTGGTTCTGGTAATCCGATAATTGCTTGACAAATTCCGATTGTTGGAGTAATAAACATAATTAATGGTTTTTGGTTAACGTAAAGATAGGTGGTCAATTCTGACCACCCAATTTAATTCTCTAATTTTATTACTAACACTGGTTTACCTTTATAATCACCTTCATCATCAAACTGACTCTCATAATCATCAATCACATTATCACCAGACAATTCATCTTCTAACTCAATATCGTTAGTGTCTAAAGATAAGGTTACAGTGTAGTCTGTGTGATCAGTGATTGAAGTAAACACTTCAGTTTCGGGATCAAATTGTTTTAGGTAATTAATTAATTCTTGTACTATCATACTTTTTAATTTTTGGTTAATGTGAATATATAAAACGGATCGTGCCATAAAAAGAGCCCCGATGTAGAAACATCAGGGCGTTCATTAACCATTAAAAATTAAAAAGTATGACTATACTATTTTATCTCGTTTTATTAAATTTTCTCTCCACCACATTGGTTTTAAGTTAGTATAATGATTGAGTTTATAAATTTCATCTTCTGATTCAGCAGTGGAAATTGGGGTGTGGTGGTCAATTACCCATTTCCCATCCCCATAACCGTAATTATCCCATTTCATTCCTTCACCCCACTCACTCTCTATGTGTTTTTTGAACTGATCCGTTGTTAATCCTATTATCTCCTGGGTGTGTCTGGATTTTGTTCGTCCTGAAAGTAAATTACTTATTCGGCTTCTTAAATTAATATATAGAGAATAATAAGGGTCGGTTTTACGTCTTTGTTTATTATACTCATTCCAGTATCCTTTATTTTTGTATTGATCCCAATATCCCTCTTCTCGTTTCTTTTCATTCCACTGCTTTTGATACTTGTATCCGGCTTGTTTTATCCCACTCACTTTACACTCCTTACACTCAGGCTGTAAACCATCCTTTCGGGATTTATCTTTAGCAAACAGGTGGGATTGTTTTTCTAACCCACATTTTCTACATTTTTTATTTTCATTCATACGGGTATAAATATATAGCCCTTTAAAAGTATGACCGATTTGAATTGTTAGTATAAAAAGAGCCCTTGTGTCCATATCTTGATCCAAACTTAACCTCCTGTACCCACGTCTGCTCATCTGGACGATCCTCTGGATAGCTGGATCTAAATGTTGGTGCTGGTATCATTTCCCCTTTAGCCGGCTTACCGAATAATAATGTTGTTAGAAAAAGAATAATTTGATTTAACATAATAATAATTTTGGTTAGTATGATGGTAAAAATAGAACCTCGCCGGAAATATATCTCTGACGCGAGGTTCTCATAAAATAGACCCCTAAGCAACTACGGCTTCGGTCTCGGCGGTTTTAGCCACACTTTTAGGACGGCCAGCTTTAATTACAATCCCTGCTGCTGCGCGTGCAACTTGGGCTGATAAACGGGCTTGACGCTTGCTTTCCGGATTAGCTGGTCTGCCTCGTTCTGCTGATCCACCTGCAGCTATACGTGCTGCGCGTGCGGCGAGTTTAGCTTGGCGAGCTGATGTTTCCAACACTGGACGACCACGCTTGCCTGCTGCTTTTTCAGTTATTACTGCTGTAACTGTTTCTACTGTTACTGTCTTGATCTCCTTCTTAGCTGGAGCTGCTTTAGTTTTTGTACTCATAACCTTTAATTTTTGTTTTTTTAATTAATAATTGTATAACGTGAATGTAACAAAATAATTTTGCCCTGCTCGGTTTTAATAATTACTATTTACTCTTATTCCTGCATGAAAAATATTTAACACATCAACCTCATTTTCAATAGTAATTTCCACTTGAGAAAAACCACCGAACGAAACTTCATCAGTGCTCAATACCTTAATACGATCACCTAATTCGCTCTGTAAAAATCTTAATCGCTCTGTTAAAACTGGGATTTGATAAGTCATAATTTTTAATTTTTGGTTCGTGATAAATGTACACAAAAAACTGTGCCTAGAACACGATGTAATTAATTGCTTCTTCTCCTATACCCTTACCATCCTTAGTAATCTCATAATTTGGATCCATACCTGAAATCATGATGTGGGCGATTAAATCACCTAATGTTGTAAACTCTGCTGTGTAATAAGAACATTTTAAACTATACATAATTATATTTTTTTGGTTAACGTGAATGTACAACAAAAACATTGCCTAACTACGCTTTGGTCTGCCTCGTTTCCCACCTGATCTGGCTGTGCGAGCAACAGCTTCACGCGCGCGAGCTTCCCTGATCGAAGGATCGAGTGGTCTTCTCCCACGCTTTCCACCTGGGGCTTTAGGTGCTTTAGGCTCAGACAACGCACTCTTAGGTCGCCCACGCTTACCACCTGACTTCTCCGCTCTCGTCGCTTTATCCGCCTGTAACTGCGCTTTAACGGCTGGATCCATTGGACGTCTACCTCGCTTACCTGGTTCAGCACCTACCTCACGAGCGGCTTTCTTGTATTGGCGATCACGCTTCGCTTGTTCCTTCTCTGCTTTGCGCATCATCTTATCAAGTGACTTCTGGTGTTTAATAACTGCCGGGTGGATGATTACCTGATCCAGCTCAAAGTATCGTCTGCCGCCGTCCTCAACCCACACCTCAAACCCCCCGTTGGGCATAAAACGGTACTCGCCTGGTTCCCATCGCTTAAGTAACTCGCACCGCACACCCTTCTCGTAAAAATAGACTGCGGGTAAAACCCTAGTGCCTGGAGTGGTTACCTCAAGCTCTGGCTCTACGTTTGTATAAAAAAACTGAGTGCCTATTTTATGTCCACCCATAATCCAATCGCGTTCTTGTAATTTCATATTTTATATGGTTTTGGTTAATGTAAATATAATAACGTAATTGTGCCAAACAAAAAAAATGTGTTGGGCAAAATAATACGCGTATATTCACGGTTGCGAGTTTGCAGGCGCCTAATGAAACGGGTGAAGAGATCAGGGGTAGTTTACTTAAGATTTCTTACTCCAGTACGCGTATAAAAAAACCACCACTCCCCATAACGGGGAGTAGTGGCGTATTTTTAACCAAAAAAATGTCTTAAGGCAGGTACACTGCATCTAGGGGGTTTAGTGGGATGAAACGCGCTGCGAATTCCTTCTTAGCGACCGCTTTGCCGTATCCCTTTCTACTAACTGAGTGCATGTAGTAAAAATCTCTCCACTCACTCATCATATAATAACGTTGTCCTCGGCGTACTCTACTGCCCATGTGATCGGTAAAACCTCTATAACATTCATACGTAACGCCTGGTTGTGCTTTAATTTTATTTTTCATTTTTATCTTTTTGGTTAATTGAATATAATAACAAAACTTTGCCTAAAACACTTTCTTTAACCACTTAATAGCAAGACCTGCTGTGGTGATTGCTAATATAACAAATAATAATATTTTAACTATATTCCAAACTGAAGCAAAAAATGGTGATGTGTCGCGCAACAAATATAACACAACAATCATAACTAACATCCATACGCCTTGTGTATCATCAGATGTCCATGTATCGACTGAAGACCAAAGTAATGTCATAACTTTTAATTTTATACGTGAATTTACGTAATGAGTTGTGCCTAAAAAACAGTATATACTTTGTTATAGTAAAAATAGGTGTGGTTGGGCAAGGTAAAGGGGACTATTCACAGCTACACATACCACATACTCAACACCCGTTCCACATACATAATTGATCGTATATATGGTCTATATTATAAACCAATTTATATTACAAACAAAACTATATTTGTCACCCTTACACTACAAAACATTATAAACACTTCGCATAAAAACAACGCATAAAAACGCATTATCAGCGCAAAAACAACGCAGTAGCTTTTATTTCAATAACTCAGCTACTAAAAAAATAACTAAATTAAATAAAAAACCTATAGCAAAAGCCACATTAATAGCATTCATACCATACCTAATCTCTTCATCCTTAAACAATTTTGGCAACAAAATACCAAACAAACAAAGCGCTATTATAACAACACTATCGATTAAAATTAAATTATTTGTATTCATAACTAATTATTTTAGTTTATTAATTTGATTTATTGCATCTATTATTCCCCATATACAAACAGCGAACAAAAAAACTATTACTATTCCTACTACGTATTGCATAATTTATTATTTTTTGGTTGAGATGAATTTACACAAAAAAACTGTGCCGTCCCTATATTTTATTTTCACCGAACACATCCCCATCCTGTGTTTCCATATCTGCTGGATTATTATCTATATTCCATTCATCCACCACTATATCTACTCCCCATTCATCATCCCCCCACACATCATCACTTTCACTCATTTTAGTTAATTCATGTTCCTCAATGATTTCCCTACAAACATCAACTAAACGATCTCTATATCCAGCTTCTCTATCATCTAATCTTTCATTCATAGCGCTTAGGCACTGTAACAAATCACGATATGTGTTTTCGAATTGGCAATAACTCATGTTTGGCATAACTTTATATTTTTTGGTTTAAAATTTTATTATGTAATGAATATACACTTATTATATAGGTATAATATTCACACTCTCAATTATATCCCCACGCATATAACCGAGTGTTGTTTTTTTAATTTCAACCTGATGGCCTGTTGATGTTTCTTTAATATACTTGGCCGGTATTAACTCGGCACTTTGAATGTAAACCACATCACCTTTTTTCATAACTTTATATTTTTTGGTTAATTGGAATCTACGACTATTACTTTGCCTACTTCAACACATTAAACTTATCATCACTAATCATTTTTAGTATTGTTTTAGCATTTTCATTAACTTTAAAACCACCATTGTTATGGCACGTTGTACCTACTACTGTATAGATTTCCTTTTTTCCTAAATCTTTCTTTTCTACATCATATATGTGACCAATTGTGTCAACATTGATGTATAATAATTTTCCGTCTGAATTACTTGTTAATGCAATAATTTTCATAACTTTTATCTTTTTGGTTAATTGAATCTACAACTATTACTTTGCCTAATCAATTAGGATCGAAAATAAAATATCTAAACTACCTTGTGTATCGTAACCATATTCTTCTAATGTATGTAATAACTCATATCCATTATTACACTCATTAATATCTATTATGAAATGTTCATTATACATCTCACCTAATTTGTTAATGATTTGGTCTTTAAATTCTTGTAATTTCATAACGCTTATTTTTTGGTTAACGTGAATCTACAAACACTATTTTGCCTACTCACTATCTTCTTTTAGTGGTTTAACTATAGTGATGTAGATGTTTCCATCCATGATATCACTATCATCAATACTCCATTCACTGTTTTGGATTAGTTCTGCTACTGATTTGATTGCTTCTCTAAGTTGTTGTTCGTGTGTCATTTTTTATTTTTTGGTTAATTCAATATACGAACACTACTCTGCCATCCTATCTTCTTCACTGAATCCTGCCCCGTCGAATTTAGGTCCATCATCACCAAGTAATACTTCCTGTATTATTTCACCATTTATATATCTACTTACTGATATATATTCCATTGCTCCATTTTCATTTAGATCTGCGGCTGTAGTTAGTTCTATATAATCTTTTTCACTCTCCAATGAACCACATTGATATGCTATACCATCAACATACTTAATACGGAAAGCGCCATATGGATTCTTTAATTCCTTCGTCTCCATTATTAAATTATCAAATGTGTAGTTATCTGTTCCGTCTTTGGTAATGTACTTACCTTCTTTATCACGCTGATACGTTGCTGAGTAGTTGTATCCACAATGTTGACAATTTATATATTCTTCACCCGTCTTGTAATAAAAATCACTAAATGCTTCTCCACCACAATGTGGACATTCGATAATGTCAATAACTGATCCCATATATTACGTTTATTTGGTTAATTATAAAAATGATTAGGTGGGGCGCTCATCTCCACTGTCTGCATTCCTTTGAGTTATGATCTCAACTGCTCTAATCGTTAATGTAAATCTAATGCACTTATTCTGCCTCTACCAATACTTCTACATTGAATGATTCTAAATCAATCTTAATACCTACTGGTTTATGGCCTACTTCGATTAGTTTATTGATGAATGTTTTAAGGTCGCTTCTAACGAAGAATCCGCCTTTAGCATTATAATCTCCATCCTTCCAAAGGAATAATTGTGTTTCGTTCATAACTTATTATTTGGTTAAGTATATACGTATTGTTGTGTGGTGTGAATATACAACTGCTATTTTGCCTATTTAATATTTGGTAATGCTTCGTACATTTCATTTTTAGCTTGTTCTGTTATCGCCTTACTCATTCCACCAATATGGAACTCAATTATTTCATGTTCATCTAATACTTTATATTCTTTCCAGTCATATACAGTAAAAATATCACCATTATCCGTTTCCATTTGCCATTCAAAGTTTACCTTATCTTTACCTGTATTATCTTCACATACTGGTATACCTAATAGCTTTCGTAATGTGTATACTGTAGTACCGATTGTTGTGTCGTGGAATGATGTACCACTAATTTCCTTAAATGTTTTTTTCATAACTGATTTTTTGGTTAATGGGAATGTATGCTTATTACTTTGCCTCTTCAATCTCTACTGATTCGAGTACTTCTATAGCAACAAATTTACCACCATTCGCTACAATCCCATCGTATATAACTTTGGCTTTATCCCGATCAAAATCTAAACTATTAGTAATAAATTTACCATCAACTTGGGTAAAATAGGTTGTTAAGCGATTTGCATTTATTTCTTTAACGAATTCAATTTTCATAACTTTTTATTTTTGGTTTAAATGAATATACAATTATTACTTTGCCAATGTTACTAAAGCAATTGGTACATTAAGTGAATTACCATATTGTCCTTTAACTGTAGCTCGTTTGCGTCTAATTTCTGTAATGGTAAATATTATTCCTTGTGTTCTGGCATGATTAACTGTTACTTTAGAGCCGACCTTAATTTGATCCTTAATATCTTCAATTTTTTCATTTTGCCTATCCCTGAGTATAGCAACAATCATATTATTCATTGCTCGTAGATCTTCGGTACTCATTGCTGTGTAATCGCTCATTTTTAATTTCATAACTATTAATTTTTGGTTAACGTAAATTTACGACTTGAGTTTTGCCTCCAAGTATATTTCATCAAAATTAACCCATTTACTATTCTCAGGATTATCATAATCATTCATATACACAATCACATCATCACCTGATTCTTTTTTACCAATCATGCTAAAACCAAATCCTTCACATATATAAGATGTTGCGTAGCCGGGTGTTAATTTAGACCATTCTTCATATATATCAAAGTCACCATCAAAGCCCATATCATTTAATCCACAGTATTGTTTACTAAATTCTGCCATAACTAATTTATTTTTATGATTAATAATAAATAAATGTACACAAGAAGCAGTGCCTATTCGGCATCTGCTTTATTGTTATCTATATAATTTTCAATCGCATCTTTAACTGCTGCTTTGATTTTACTTTCATTCAAATCAATACTATCCAATTCTACTTCTCTGTAATTCATAGTTAGTTCATAATCATCTACTATATCTGTTCCTTCACTGGATAATGCTTCTGCAATATCACTACTAATATCAGCAACCATTTCATCTGTAATTTCAAATGAACCACTGTCTTCAATGTCAGTAATCATTTTAATAACTTGTTCTACTGAGTAGAATCCTGGTAATTGTTTTCCTAATAAATCAATTGTTTCTTGCTTTGTCATAACGATTTGTTTTTTTGGTTTAATTAATTATTTATAACGTAAATGTACGATTTTTACTTTGCCTCTTTTACTTTCTTTACAATGTAAGAATATTTGTAGTAATGTCTCTCCCCAGGTGTTAAGTGTTTTCTTCTATTTTTAGCGTATTGTTTCGCTTCTTCGTGATTATCGAATGTAGCTACTACATTACCATGTTCGCTTATGCGACCGCCTTTTTGAATTACTTGTGTCATAACTTTTTATTTAATTGAATATACAAACACTACTTTGCCGACAACATCTCTCTTACCTTAGCGAAATAATCTTCTATTTCCTTAACAAAGGTCATTGCTCGATTTTTATTTTTTGCATATGCAAAGAACTGACAATATTCACTATCAAAATCTATTCCTTTACAATTGATTTTTGCTTGAATAAATTCTTCTACATCATATGCAGAATCAAATTCCTTCATTGTCATTGATTTAAGGACTTTACCTGTAATAGTGAAATTTTTATCCCAGTCATATTTTTCGACTGATAATCCCAGTGGTGATTGGTAAATTGTTTTCATAACCTTAATTTTAGTAGTCAGGACAGGATTCGAACCTGTATCTCCTTATCAAAGGCACGTGGAACTTTCGCCCATCAATGTGATTGATAACTTCACACTCTAAAAGCTACTCCTTCTTGCGTCTGCCAATTCCGCCACCTGACTTTATAATATGAATATACGATTATTACTGTGCCTTCCACTCGCCATCTTCATCCATCCATTCAGACCAATCATTGAGAATGGCTTCATCTGTTATACCATCATAATCTTCAAATGAACTATAAGCTAATATACAATCAATGTAATTATCTATATAACCAATTGGTATATCGCCTTCTGCTGTTAATACATCTCTAATGCGTTGTTCTATTTGTTCCTGTGTCATAATTGTTTATTAAAGGTTTTCTATTTCTTGTTTTACTTCTTTCCAATAATTTTGAATCTCAATAGGGTATTGGTCTAAGTATCCCCAAATTGTTTCTCTTAATAATATTAAAACACATTCTTTAACCGCTTGATTATAATGACCACGCATATCAGCATCTTGCATTGCGTTTTCAACTTGATATCGTAATTTATTTGCTTTTTCTTTTGGTGTCATAATTATTTATTTATGTAGTGAATGTAAGTAAGAAGCAGTGCCTAATAAACTCGCTTCCAATTTAAATCAATACCCGTTTTTATTCTGTGGCAATTACAGCATCGTATTTCACATTTTCTTATTTCGTCTTTAATTACTTTAATTGATGCTGTATGACCACACATGATTTTTACTCCTTTTTTCTTCTTTCCACGTACATGATCGAATTCTAATACCCTGATATCTTTATGTCCACAATCAATACATTCTCCAAATCGCCTAAGGTATCGTTTTACAAATTCGAAATTTCTATCCTTTATCAATTCATTATTGACCATATTTCTTTTAACTACATGATCTTTCTTTTCAGCGTATCTTACTTTAATCTTCTTAATAACGCATTCCTTACAATAATGTTGATAACCTGTTTTGTTTGATGATTGTTTGTGAAATTGGGTTATGTCTAATTCTTTAGAACAAGCACCACATACTTTTATTTCCATATTTTATCCATTTCCAATAAATATGGGAGAGATGAAGAGAATTATATCTCTTCAACCTCTTCTCTAAGAACACCGTATGAAATACTTCCGTTCTCTAATTGATAATTAAACTTGATACCAACATTACCATTACGATTCTTTTCAAACATGATATATGTTCCACCTCCATCACGTTCACTTTCACGACGCATAACACCCATAGCATCAAACAAATGCTTTAATTTATTACTACCTACAAATTCGCCTTGTTTAGTCACTTGCTGAATAGCTAGGAATGATGTATACTTATCATTTGCGTTTTCGCCTTTATTATGTCTAATGCATATATCAACGAACCACGCTTCAGCCGTTTTTCTATCCCAACTATTATCATCACGTACACCATCGATGATTTCAGCAGCACTATCAATTAGAATTAAATCCCATCCTTGTGCTAATACTTGCTCAAACACATCTTTAGTGTTATACTCTAAATAATCAGCCATGAATAGCGTTTTAATAAATCCGAATTGTGGGAAGCGTTCTGTATATTTGAACATTTGCTTACGTCCCATTTCACCACTAATGAACAAACATTTACGTTGTTTATTATGGTTCTGAACCATAGCAAGTACATCCAGTAATACTGTAGTTTTACCTACACCAGGATCTCCAATCATCATATAATTTGATGCACATGGAATACCTCCTTCCTCACTGAATAACTGATTAATAACTTCGCTTTCTGTCTCCATTGATTCAAGCATTCGCCTGTCAATATTTAACTGATTAAGCATTGTAATTTGTCCGAAATCGATTAATGACGGAACATGTGTAACATTTTTAGTGGCTGGTCTACCTCTTTTTTTCATAACTTATTTATTTTTGGTTAACGTGAATGTACGATTTTTACTTTGCCCTACACATTTTCTTCTAGGTAAGTAATTATTGCCGTTTCTAAATCGCCTTTAACTACTTCACCATCATAATCAAACACATCATATTGTGTGTAACCTAAACTAACATTATCTTCTAATACCACAACGCTATACGTTTCTTCGTTATATTCAACTTCGTATGTTGTTTCTTTTTGTTGTAATTGTATCATAACTTTTTTATTTGAAATAAAGATAGCTAGGCAATTCTGCCTAGCCAATCTTTAAACCAAAAATCAAAATTCTTATTTTACCCACTCATTCATTGCTTCCTGAAATGCTTGTGATGGTGTTAATGCATCGTCTTCTCTCATCAATTTAAGAGCATTATAAATTACTTCTACTTCTAATCCTTGTTCCATTGCTTCATCTAATAGAACACTTATTACTTTCATTTCTGTTTGTGCTGACATTTTATTTAATTTTTGCTCATAAATATGGTACGTTATGCTTCCCCTACAGGTCCAGTATAATACATTTTACCGGCGTTTAATTTAGGATCTTGCTCAATTAGATATTTAAGTATTTCAATATGTTGTAATAACATTTCATCATGTTGTGATTTATATTTCATCAACTCCATTATTTCCTTATTCTGCTGATGCTGTTCCTTATTCAATAAATTAACTTGTTTCTCTAGTTTACTTATAAAAAGAATAGCTGTGAACAAAAAAGTTGCTAATACAATAATCAATGCAAATATTACTATTATCATATTTCTTTATCTTTTTGTTTTTTCTTTAATTCAACCCATTTCAATTGATCCTCTAATGACACTAAATCACTAAATTTTCTTTCAAGTAATGGAATGTACTTCTTTGGTTTTGCCGGTTGATTTAGATTTCTGTCTAAACGTCTGTCTGCTTTTGATTGTGCTTCGTCCTTGGTTTGGATTGCCATTTATGTTTTGGTTTTTGATTACGAGTTTAGATATAAACGATGGTGGTTATATTTCGCTACTGGATTATTATCGGCTAAAACACCATATGTATCTTTAATATATTCAAATGCTTCTACCAGTGGTTTATCTGATACTCTACCAAATTCTTTGGCAAAAAATTCATTTGATTCATTTACTATTTCCTGTTTAGTACCATATAAACCACAGTAAACAGCTTCCATTACTTCACTAATAAACATTCCGCTGTACAATCCTTTTAAATTAAATGATTCAATAAAACGGTCTGCATTACACCAAATATAAATACATTCCTTTTCGTGTAACAAAGGAACTGTTTCTCTATCAATTATATGACCAAATGTTCCAGTAAACTGACCTACAGAAAATAATCCACTTGGTGAACCATGTCCCATCATTATAATACGATCATGTTGTTTAATCTGTTCATTTACTTCAGCTTTAGACATTCCACCTCTAACAATGGTTGGTTTATCAAAATCAGGAAAACCACCCATATCCATATAAATGGGAATTAAAAAATCTGTTGATTTGTCTTGTGGGTGTATAATTAATATTTTCTTCATAACCTTTTTATTTAATTGAATATACGATTGTTATTTTGCCTTCAAAATTCATTTGTGTAGTCAGGGCCGGACTCGAACCGGATAAGCAACCATAAATGGATTCGGAAACCGTTCCTCATTACGCCCACCTAACTATTTGCAACTTTTCGATCACCACCTGAGTTGCCAACAGTGCCTACTAACGATTAGGAGCTATTAAGCGAGCAGATCTTACGGTATGCCACGGCTGTCTTTCGGTCCCGTGTACTTAGGGCTGTATATTTTCTAATCTTTCTAATTCATCTTTTAATGAATCAGTATCATACCCACTATGAAATTTAGTGTTTGGATCTAATTCTTTAATTTGTTCTGCTAGATCTTCTCTCAAACCATCATTATAAAACTTATGTTCAATAGCATCAGCTAGATTCTGCATTTGATCAGTTCCATATACTGATATTCTTAAATCATACCATTCCCATTTAGTTTTGTAGTCAGTAAGTTGAATACCTTTAGTTAAGCGTTGTTCTAAGTTATATAGTGTTCTATTCCTTACTCTAACAATTGAATTATCACTACCAAATAAATGTAAAAAACGTAATACCCATCTTGGACACCATTTAGGTTTTGCTTTATAATCCATAAAGATTACTAGTGGCTCCATTGCTTTAAATATAGCACCCTCTTCATTCCAAGGTATTGAACCTAAGTATTGATATTTTTCATGGAATGTTCTAGGAAAAAAAACAGCTCGGATATCATCCAAACTAATATCTCTAGTATGGATGATACCTTTTTTTCTTCCTTTCCAAAACAATAAGCTTTGAGAAAAGTCGGCTGTTTTTTCTTTGAATGATCTATTATCTTTCAGGTAAAATTTACTGTTTTTATTCATAACGTGAATGTACGATTTTAATTTTGCCTACTAGTAGTTTTCATCACAATCATAACAATTGTCTTCATATGATTCAAGTAATGAATCAATATCATTTTCACATTTATAAGCAAGGTGATATGATCTTCCTACTTCAAACATAATATCACTGATGTTTTCTTCACCTTTCAAATTATCTAATGTGCGTCTAATGTCTGCTAAATCAGATGAAATGTCTTTAAGTGTTTGTAATTGCTCATTAGTTAAAATGTTTGATTTAGGAGTTGATTCAATTAATTCCTGTAATTCTTGTACTGTTGTTTTTTTCTTTGCCATCTTATTTGTTTTTTTTTGTTTAAAATTTATCTATTACGGTATATTTACCTGAATGATTAGGAGTATAATTTAATCTACCAATCCAGTTTTTTGTATCAATAGATCTTTCTATTATGTAGTGACTAACGTTTTGTTCGTCGTCTGCTTCCCAATTAACTTGAATACCATTCTTCACATTGCGTATTGTAAATGTAGTAAAATCAATAGCTAATGTGTAATGATCATCACAATCACCATCTTCATCATCATCGTCTTCATCATCATCATCTTCATCATCATCATCTTCATCTTCATCTTCATCATCAGTTAAATTAGCTACTGGTTCAGTTTTAATTTTTCTGACGGGTGTGTAAGTTACTGTACCATCTAAATCTACTTGTTGGATTCTATAATACAGTGTTTTGTTTTCAGGTACAATATTAGGTTTGCTACAAGCAACTAATAGTACAATGGTAATAAGGATTAGTAATTGTTTCATATAACGGGGTTTGTTGTTTCTATTTTTAGTCCATAATTTAAGTCAAACATAGCCATTTGTCTACTAGCAAAATATTCAACCCATCGTTTTTGTTTCTTAAGATATTTAACACCCCATTCTCTCCATTCTTTGTTTTGTTCTTCAGTCATTGTCCATTGCTGGTACCAATTATCAGTTCGACCTTTAATATCTTCGAATGTAACAGAGTGACCTGCTATTTCAAACATCTTATTGATCATTGTTTCTAATATGATTTGGTCTTTACTTTTTTTCTTATTTATAATATCATTACACAAATTATTTGTACCTTCTAGTTCAGGATATTCTTTTTTTGGTGGTACAGCATTATTTAATGCAACCCATTCTTCTTCTGTGTGTTTACTCATAATTGTATTCTTTCAGGTGCTATATAATTTTGTTTTAGCCAATCGATAAAATCATGTAGATCAGATACACCACTATACGATTCGTATATTTCATCCCACTGCTTATCGTTATTGAGTTTACCAAGTGTCATTCTGCGTTCAACGAAACCTGGTTTAGTTTGAAAATCATCATCTAATGATTTCATAAAATCGTCAAATTCTTTACTCATAACGTAAATATAAGATGAGGGAGTTGCCTCCCCCAATCTTTTTATGCTGTCAGGTATGAACCTGCTAATTCAAATAATTGCTCATTTAACTCAATATCCTTTTGGAATGATGTTACTGAACGTGACTTACGCTTACCTGATCTAAATGAACCGCCAAGTATTTTCTCTTGTACTCTATTAAACACAGCCCATAAATCATTACCATGATCAGCATCACGCTCTACAGCTAATAATTCATCAACACTAACCTTAGCTTTAGTTCTAAATGTAGCTGCTTTGTAAGCAAACTCAGCCATTTGTTCAGCGGTTAATTTTGTTGATTTAAACAAATTAATCTTCTGTACCAGACCTGGTAACTTCTCAATTACCTCGTTTACTTTCGCCTGTAACGATTCAAATGTATAATTCATATGGCGGATGCTCACATTACTAAAATCAGCATCACTAACAACCAATCCATTACTACACACCAATCTAAAAATACCTACTCTAAAATTAAATGCTGCTTTACCATCATGGCTATTTGTTAATAGGATCTGTGGAAATGCATCATCACCATTTTTACCCTTAATCTGAATATCTGGGTGTCTAAACACGATAATGTGTTTTTGGAATCCCTTATACTTTTTAGATCTAACTTCTTGTGCTTTAGTTACTTGCCATCCTAATTTCATCAAATCCTCAACCACACGTGATGTTGGTGTTTGGATATATTTGTCTGTTAGGTGAGGCGCTTTATCAGTAGTAAATACTGATGGGGCTAATGTTTTAATTTCATCCAGCGAATATGTTTTGCTGGTCATCATACTGCTTGTGTTTAATTCTTGATTCATAACTTTATCGTTTTTGGTTTTTAATTTTTTAACACGATAAAGATACAATCTAGATTTTGCCTCCCAAAGCTATCTTATGAAAGTGATACTTTGTCCTTGAGTAGATGCGAAACAAACACCACGTGCAAAGTTTCTAACACTAATCCATTGTCCATTTGCTCTGTAAGTAACGTTTCTAACAACTGAACCTGATGTATTAGTTATCAACATTTGTCCTGGTATGCTACTTTCAATGTATATTGCTATTCTAGTAGGATCGTAATAGAATTTACGTATAGTAGTAACAGTACATGTTCGTTGAATGCTATCTAATGGTGGTAACCCAATACAATTGCTTGAGCTTAATGTATATGATCGTTTTTGGAAACCATTAGTACAAGTAGACCAAGATCCATAAGTAAATTTACACGAGTCAATACTCACTGTACTATAATATTGGTATATTCCAATTGACGGTGTTCCAGTTACTGGATTACCATCAAAATCTCTTGTTAATCCTACATCTGTACCACCTGCAACCGCATATGACGTATCACTAGCAATTCTCATATCCCAATATTGTGGGTACACATTAGAGCTATCAACAATCAATTTGCTGTTAATTATTTTTTCACCTGTAGATAGTGTTGTAGCTGAACTACTACCTAATGATGTAGGTGTAAACGGCCCTTCAGCTGGGTTTTGATAACCACTAACTAGGTGATAGATGTTGTTTTTATAAAATATTTTACCGCGTTCCGATGTTGAGTATTTAGCAAAGAAACCATTGTTGATCCAAAATACGTTATTTCTAATATCAAAGACTGTATCAGCTAATTGTCCAGTAGTTACGCCAGATGCAACTGGGCGCCAGGCATTTTGGAAGTTTAGTGATGCTGGATAGCGTGTTGATTTATTAGGTGGATATGGTGGCCAAAATATAAATCCTGTGTTTGCATATGTTTGACCATCTCCCATAGCATCACCACCAGCATCATAACCACTAAATCTTGATTTACTACCCTCAACAAAAAAGTTATTCCAAAAGTGAACATTTTTTGCTTGAGTACCAAATTGACCTGTAGTATTTAAAAATGTAATATTAGAACAATTAATAAATTTATTATAACAAATCGTATCGTCATTTGGACCTTTATATCCACCAGCTACGTTTGTACCAAATTCCATACCACCACTGCAATCAATAAAGGTATTGTATGCAACAAAACAACTATCAAAATCATTAATGGTTTCTAATGCTCCACCTAATAAACCACTACTTGATGTGTTTGGATTACAATATGCCCATGAACCAGTAAACCTGTTATTGGTAATTCTAAGACGGGCTCCTGAACATATAATAGGGTCAGCACCAATATCGTTATTACCTAATGTATCTGATAAGTAACCACTAGATTTGAAGTTACTAAATGTATTGTTTGTAATCTCAGCATCTTTCATAAAACAAACTATTCCATACACTATATTACTAAAGTTGCAATTTTTAATAGTAATATTACTGCATTTGCATAATTCGCTATCATTACAATAGCCTGAATCACCAAACCATAACCCAGCACAAGTAAATGCGCCTGATCTTTTATCATTAATTGGAAATCTAGTGTCGTTGAATTGAATACCGTCAATTACTATGTAGCTGACATTTGCAAATGCTAGTACATTTCTTTGGTTACCAGCTAATGTAGTTGGGTTTGGATACAACAAATTTGGTCTTTCTAAAGACATATCACCATAATAAGTAAATACGATTGGATTAGCAGCTGTACCTGATGGAAAGTTTCTACCTTCGTAGCCACCACCAAACCATTTTACAGAACCGGTGTTACCAATATTAGAACCATTTGCGAATATTTCGCCTCTTTTAAAAGCGAATGTGTCACCTGCAGCTGCGATGCTACTTAAACTGTTTAGCTTAGCTAATGTTTTCCATGGTGTTAATGGATTTTGTGCTTGTGTTGTTGTGTAGCTGTCATTTCCGGCTGCACTAAAATAGAACTTTCTTGCTTGCGCCGTGAACATTGTAACGATTAACGTAAACAGCAAAACTAATTTTTTCATGAATTGGGGGTTTTTATTAATTAAACAATAATTTTATATTGTTTTTCATGGGTACAACTATAAATATAATAAAAAAAGCCCTCAAAATGAGGGCTTAATGCGTAAATAAGAAGTAATCTTAAATTATTTGTTTTTGATAATCGACCATACAGTACCGATTGCTGTCATTACTGCTCCGATTACTTCTTCAGTCATAGCTTCTGTAGCTATACCTTTAATAATAAGGATACCACCTACGAATGTTAATGTGTGGCGGATAATACCTAATACTTGTTCTTTGTTCATAATATAAAGTTTTTAATTATACCAATACATATATGACCTTTACAAACTAATTGCTTAGTGGTGCTTTGATTGCTGGGTGTGATTGATAGTTTATTAATTCAAAATCAAATATGTTATAACATGATATATCTGTTGGTGCTATATCCTTACATGGATTGTGCAGTATATTTAATTTAGGTAATTCAAACGGCTCTCTACTAATCTGTTCCTTAGCTTGCTCGATGTGGTTACTGTAAAGGTGTACATCACCTAGATTACCAATCAATTCATCAGGAACCATATTCACTTCCTTAGCAATAATCTCTAACAACAAACCATAACTTGCTATGTTGAATGGTAAACCCAAAAAAGTGTCAACGCTACGTTGATTCCACATTAGAGAGATTGCTCTGGTTGGTATATTATGATAATCTAAAAATCTATGGTGTCTATTATCGTAATCAACTGTTCCGTCTCTTGTTCTTTTTCGCATAAGGTCTAATCTCTCGTCTAAGCTCAACTCTCTCGTATAAAATTGAAAATCAGTATGACAGGGTGGAAGCGTCATTTGGTCTAACTCACCTACATTCCAAGCCGATACTTTGTTTCTTCTACTATCGGGGTCTGTTTTAAGTAGATGGATTGAGTTTGCGATTTGGTCTATTTGTTTAATATTCCAATCACCCCAAGATGTATCATCTCCAAAATCATCATCATTGGTTAATTCACATTTCTCCCAATTTCTCCACTGCTTTCCGTATATCGGTCCTAATTCACCCCACGTCTTTGCAAACTCATCATCGGTTTTGATACGGTTGATAAACTCTTCTTTTGTTAGGTCTCTCTCTTTTATCAGCTCGAGCGGTAAAGATGTATTGAAGTTTTTTGTGTATTGAGTTTCTTCTGTTTTCCATTGTTTGTGGTAATTCTTATATGCATCGCCATCCCAAATATGACATCCATTATCTACAAGGTATTTGATATTTGTATCGCCTCTAAGAAACCAGATGAGCTCCGTCACGATTGACTTCCAATGCATCTTCTTCGTTGTTAGTAAAGGAAAACCCTCACTCATTTTATGTCTGATCTGTCTACCAAATACACTTTTAGTTCCTGTACCAGTTCGATCTTGTTTAGTTACTCCATTATCTAGTATGTCTTGGAGTAGATCTGTGTATGCTTTATCTATATTATTCATAACTTTTTATTGTTTGTTCTTTATATGTTATTGTGATTAGTTTACAAGGAACACCTCTTTCATCTAGCGTAATGTGGTGCTCAGGGTATTCGCCAATTAAACAATCAAAATGGTGGTCAAGTTTATATCTTTCTTCCAAACTCAACTCCCTTTCCTCAATTTTTAATCCCCACTTTTCAGAGAACCAATCAAGGTTTTTTACTTTATCTATAAACATTTGTTTAGTAATAGGTTCAGTATCATAGGAGTTCTGTTCAATAATCGATTGATTTTCAAAAGATTTACAATAATTCTTATACGCCTCATCAATAATCTGTTGTTGTTCGTTATTCATAACTTTCTATTTTTAAATGCTCCTATCAATTTTTGATACCATTTTGGTTTAATTGTTTGATAATCTCTAAAGTTTTTTTCAAGTAGTTGTAATGTTTTTATTTGATAAATGTTTATAGGCACACCTACTTTAACTACATCCTTTTGATATTGTTGGTACATGCCTACCGCAAGTTCATATTTTTCTTTATTCATAACTTTCTATTGTTTGTTCTTTATATGTTATTGTTATTAGTCGGGTTGGGACATTGTTTTTATCACACACTTCTTTTAGGTATTCTTCCTCAAAGTTTACTCTACCTGAATACATTACATTAGACATTTGAATCTTAACCCTCTCTTCCAAACTCAACTCTTTTTCCTCAATCTGTAATCCCCACTTTTCAGAGAACTCTGGGTCTGTTTTACATTTGTTGATGAACTCTTTTGGTGCGTATTGTCGATGCACTTTTTTCCATTCACCCGTACCTAAATCCATTCCATCTAATTCTTCAAAATCTTTTAAATCTTTTGATTTGATAATTGTTTGGCTATGATATCTTTTATACGCCTCATCAATAATCTGTTGTTGTTCGTTACTCATAACTTTCTATTGTTTTGGTTTTAGTTCATTTTCAATAATCTCTATCATCTCATCAAATGTAACACCATTTTCGTCAGCCTTAGTTTGAATGAATTCTTCGGAAAGATGGATATAATTGGCTTTAGGTGTTCTATCAATTTCTTGAGCGGCCTTTAATAATTTAGTTAATAATTCTTTACTCATAACTCGTTATTGTTTTGTTTCGTATTCGTACATTATTAAATCTTCTGGGTATAGTATAGCGTATAGCATGTGTGTGCTTACTTCTGGTCTAAACTTCTTCATTAAGAATAGACACTTAGTCCCGTCCTTATCAATACATTTCCAAGTATAGCATACGTGGCTATCATAAGTTGTTTTGTCAGGAGTATCATATGTCTTAAATTTATAACTACCTATTGTAATGTCCCATTCATCAATGATAACAAACATATCAGTTGGTTGGTTGGTAGATACTACTTTCCATTCATCACCTGTGAATTGGCTTTTAGTAACATTGACTACTCTGTTAAAATCTTGAGAGTAACTAAATAGTGTTGCGAGTAGACTTACTACTATGAGCGATAATTTTTTCATATTTATTTTTTTTCTAAATTTTCTATTGTTCTTTGTTTGAGCATACATGCTCCAATCCATAATGCTGTTATTGCTTGCCATGTAAAGCTTTCATTAGTTGCTATAGCTACTATACCTGATATAATAGCTAATACCATACCCATAATCATAAGAATCCATTCTAATCTGTTTGTCATATATTATTTTTTTATTTGTTTACCAGCCATAATTTCCATTCTCGTCTGCCTTTTTAAAATCTACACCTTCTGAGTAATAGCCATTTGATTCTCCAAACCAACGAATGTCTACATACCCTTTTATAGTTGCTAACTTGTAGAATGTAAAGGTGTAGCTCTCTGGTTCATAGTTTCCTTCATTATCTTTCCTAGTCCAACCACCCTCAACAGTAAACCTATTCTTGAACGTATCTACAAAGTCTTTATTGGATACCTCTTCTGCTTTAAGGATTGGTGTATCTATTAGGTCGTCTAAATCACCATTAATATCGTCTATACTAACACTTTCACAACAATCCTGAGAGTGGTACATCTTATACATCTCTCCTGTCTCGCAATGGAAGATTAGTTCGTCGTGTGTTTTATCTATCTTGGTTAGCGTCTTGCCAACTAATTCATTAATGTCTGCGTGCATATTATTTAATTTAATATTGAATATTTGGCGTATATTATTGCTTCGGAATAAGCCTCCATCTCTTCATTTGTTTCAGGAGGAAACATTTCATCAACAGCTTTTACTAATTTTTCATTATCAGTAGTACCATCTAATACTAACTTTTTAACCATCTCTTCAATAGCCATGCATTTAAAATACATCATTTCTTTTGATACTTTCATAATTTTTGGTTTTATACAATAAATATAAAAATGGGATCTTGCCGATCCCATTCTTTCTTTATTATTAATTATGGTAAACTTATCAACGTATTACTATTAGAACCTAATACTGTAGTTGGTACATCACCTTTCCACTTTTGTACTTTAAGATAGTCTATATACAATGGTGTTAAGAACTGTTGTTCTTTCTTTACAGCTTCTGCTCTACCAGCTGCTGCAATAACTGCTTGTGCACTATCACCCTTAGCTTTAGCAATCTGTGTTTGTGCTTGGGCTTCAGCTACTATCTTTTGTTGAATAGCGGCTTGTGCTTCTTGTACAGCAGCTGTTTTAGCATTAATCGCTTGAGTAATTTCTTTAGGTGGTACTATATTAGTTCTTAACTGACTAACATTAAACCACTTACTAACGCGTTTATTACATTCTTTAACTATATCCGCCTCAAATTCAGCTCTGTGGTTGAAGATACTATCTACACTATATAAGTTAGCTACATCATTAACTGCACCTATAATAGCATTCTTTAACCAGGTGTCTTTAATTTGATCTACATCTTGCTTTAGATTCTGATACATATCAGCTGCATTACCTGGATTAACTGACCAGTTGAAACTTGGTTTGATTATTGCTTGGAAGCCACCCTTAGTAATGATAGATGTTTCTTCATAATCAATGTGTTGTTGCGTTACAGGAAATTCTTTAATTCGTGATAACCAGCTGTTGTAGAATACCCATCCTGTTACATAAGCTGTCTTACTAACACCTCGTTCATCTCCGGTGTTATTTACTTTTAATCCTACATTACCAACATCAATACGTTCTACTGTTACAGGGTTAATAGCTGCTAGTAAAAGTGATGCTACTACAACAACTACTAGTTTAGTAATCTGTTTTGTGTTTGTTTTTGTTTCTGTACCATATCTACCTTCTTGGACAATGGTATAGTTTTTGAAGTTAAATACTCCGAAGCTTGATCCTAGAATAAGCATCGCTAAAATGAAAATTAAAAATCCAATCATAACTGTGTGTTTTTGTTTTTAAATGATAAAATAAATTGTTTTGTGTGTTGTATTACACTTATTATTAAGAGTAATAGTACTAAAGCGTTAGGTCCTACACCAACACCACTAGTATCTTTAGTCATAAGGTCACCAATATAATATACAATTACTGCTACCACAATATAGTGTATTAGGAGTAATAAAAATTTAAGTGCTAATTTCATAATTTATTATTTTAATTTATTTCCGTTTGTAAAGAACCATCCAAATTCTTTATTGAACCATAGTTCAAGTTTAATTAGTATCTTCTTGATCATACATTTTCTTTATTGTTTCATAATATTGTTCGCGTAATCGTCTTACAGCCCCATCAGCACTAGCTAATCCAAAATTAAACATATCTGGTTCTGGGTGTTCCATTTCTTTTATAGCTTTGATTATATCTTCGAATATTCCAAAGTCGAAGTACTTGTCATTTAACATTTTGTATTTGTTTTCCATTAGAATCGTTTTGATATGTTAATAATAAATTCTGTTTCTTCATTAGTTAATCTCCAGGCTTCACCCATTAGTTTTTTACAAGCTAAACTAAAGTCATCTGTGTGGTCATTTATTAGTGGTTTTGGAATATAACCATCATCATAAAGATCATCTACTAATTGTTGTTTTTCTCTTTTGGACATTTCCCATAATACATCGTCTATATCGATGTCAACGTTAATATTCATATGTTTTATTTTTATTTATTAAACCAATTATATCCTTCTCCGGGACGTAGTTTTGCTTTAGGTTTTTCTATTATTTTCGCTTTGCGGCCACGTGGTTTACCTTTTTCATCTTCATCAGGCCACTTAGTGTCTACTACGTGTTTATAAAACTGAGCCATTACGCGTTTGCGATAATCGGGGTCTTGCTTTGGGTAAACTGGATTCATTATTCGTATTGATTTAGTTCATAATAATCAGCTCCAAAATCATTGAAAGCTTTTTCGTAGAATTGTTCAACCTCTTTTAATGTAGTTACAGGTCGCCATTTGTTTGGTAAGAAGTCAGCGCCGTATCTCAAATCAATCGTTTGGTCTTTGCCATCCTTATTAATTCGGAATTGAACATCAAAGGTGTATTGGTCTCTATTTTCCATATCGGGATACTTCTCTCCAAAGTTCCAATGATAACCGGTGATAAAATACTTTGTACCCAAATCATCACGGAATCTTTTTTGGAAACCCCTCAATGAGTTTTTCCAATGGTCTTTAAACCAGTTGTAACCGGCTTCTTCGAGTTGTTTTTCAAACTCATTGTTGAATGATGTATCTATACTCATAACTTTTTATTTAAATGTAATCTAAGACAAGTTCCTTGCCATAACTAAGATACTTTAGTGTTCTGAATTTAGCTTCATCGTCTAGTGGTTTTGCTTCTCTATAATCACTGCTCCAAAACCAATTCACCACCATACATCATTCCACAATAATACTCTAAATCAGAATTCATAACAATAAACCATTCACGTTTATCGTCTTTTTGTTTCACATTTTTCATACAGTAAATGTATAAAAAGGATTGTGCCAAATAAAAGAACCCGACCTTACGGGGTCGGGTTCAAAGCTATAATACTGAGACTATAGCGAGGTAATTAAGCTTTCTTTGATGCTGCATCTTGAGCCATAGCACCTACTAAAAAGATACCAATTACTTGTGCAATTTGACCTATAAGATTCAATGTACCTGTTTGTGAGTTAACTAAATAACTACCAACTGCAGCTAATATACCACCGATTGTTGTTTTCCAATTTGCGTTCATGATGTTTAGTTTTTGATTAATGATGTTATTGTGACAATACATATTGGGAAATTATTATCTCCACGTATTGAATGTTACTTCATTATCATTAATAATCATATACTGTCCGCTAGTATCTAAAGCATCAATAAACCAATATCTGTTACCAGTAGCCATTCCTTCAGTATCAATTTTTATTACTTGAGTATGACCTACTACTTGTATTACTTGTTTACGTAATGTATTATAATTAGCATTCATTAATGATCTAGGTCTAATCCATATTGGTGATTGTTCTATATTATCACCTGATGGATTTAAGTAATATGATAATTTTAAATTACACGCCATTCCAAACTCAAACGTTTTTGGTTTGTATTTGAATAGTTCATTTAAATCAGTAACTATATTCTCTACTTTCCATTCTCCTTCACCAAATACACTATCCATAAATGCACTACTTACACCAGCATGAGTGAATAGAAACTCACCCATTTGATATGCCATCTGTAGATGTTTTCTATTTTGATCTACAACATATTGAATTGATGGAGCAAACAGATGTTGATAACCGCTTGTACCTGTATCTCCTACTTCTGGGAAGTAGTGGTGATCATGATTACCAATCAACATAATAACTTCACATTGGTTACTTTCCTTAAATGCGATTATGTCTTGGAAATTACTTAACTGATCTACTCCTTTGATATCAAATGAATCAAAGTAATCACCTATAAAAATAATTCTATCTGGTTTTTCTATTTCAACTATCAGTTTCCAAACTGAGCGGCCGTGAATATCTCCTATTACTACTGTTTTCATTTCCAAAATAATTGTGTTAATATAATTAATAATCCTAAAAATAAACAAATACCTGTTTTTGTTGTGAATGGTTCCTTAAATAGGAAATAAGACATTCCTGAAAACACTATTACTCCTAATCCAAAGCCAAGTAAGCGTGATGGCCATATTTGTCCATCAAATGCTGCAACAAAGTTTTTTACTGATTTCATAAACATAAATGAAATGGGAATACCCATTAATACAACAGCCCATGTGTATTGCTTCATCCATTCAAACTTAAGTTGTCCTTGTAGTTGCATAAATGTAACTATTTGGGCTGCTAATCCCCATAATATTCCCCAGAATATATTCATTTAAAATAATTTTTAATATATGATAATGCATATTGCATTTCACTTGTTAATAATGAAATTAGGTTAGTGTGTGAATTATGATCACCACAAAACCCTAATATATGTAAAATTGTATCCATAACTTATTTTTCATCAGCCCATAAAAAAAACGAAACTCCTGCTATAATAGAGGCTATAGCGCCTACAATCATTTCTCCCATACTATAATATATAAAATTAATTTTGCCAGACAAAAAAGGCAACCATTTCTGGTTGCCTTAGAGTTACCGTTCTTGACTATTTTATTTTAGTCTTTTAAAATTTGTTTCTTTGTTGTTGTTGTTCCTAACGCTTTATCGATTCTTGAATCTGTATAAGCCATTAAATTTCTTTTAAACTCTTCTGTATACTGATCAAATCTATTTTGAGTTTGATTTAGCTCTGAATAGAAATTTCGCTCAGTATCTGCAATGCGTTTGTAAAGATGTTCAACCTCTCTTGAAGATGATCTATCTAATTCTTTGTGTTGTTTTTCTAATTTGATTACCTTAACTATACCTACAACAATCACTACCAACATTGTGATAGCAACCATCGCAAGCATACCAAAAGCAAATGCTAATTGTGTATTCATGTTTTATTTCTCCTATATGTCAAAGAACAGTAACTGTTGTGGACCTGGAGGGGATCGAACCCTCGTCCAACAAAGTAAGCAATAAGTATAACGTCTCACACGCTTAGTACTAAATAATCAAGAGGATGAATCCCCGTTATTTTGCACCGTAATTGTTAGGGCCTTTCGGCCGCTCCACCATCTACTTTTGAGAAAAGCAGAAAAACATTTCATTCGTTGCAACTTACTGTTTCACCCAAGTTGCCAGGGAAAGAAAGTATCCGTAGATACTAGGCAGCTAAAGCTACATTGGCAAAAGCCATGTTGATAATTCTAGCACCTTCTTCTTGACGAGCGATTTTGTTGTCGTTTATAGTTTTGTTCAATTATTAAAGAGGATTAGAACCATACCTCTGCGTGTATACTTACCCTTCGCATTGCTGTCAAAAGCCACGTCAGGCCCATATTTTAAAGAACTTCTTTTTTACTTTTTCTAGTTTTTTTATCTAGTATTTTTTTAATTTCGCCACATAACTCATATTCCTCTATTTTAATAAGATCATCCATACAATTCTTTAACATGTCCTTATATTGCGCTTTATCAATAGTAAACAACATTGAGCTCATATCTTTGAATGATATATCAAAAATATCAATCTTCGCTTTATCGCGTTTAGATGCACTTAGTACACACTTAACCATCTTCATAATCAAATCCGTATCTCTATTCTTCATTAATGTGAAGAATTCACGTTGATCTTTTAGATATAAACAATGACATGCCATAACTATAAATATTTGTACGACTAACGAGATTTGAACTCGTGATTCCTCCGTGAAAGGGAGGCGTCTTAACCCCTTGACCATAGTCGCAGTACTGCTGATTTGTTGAGCATACCGAATCTTCAAAACCAGCAAAATAACGATACTCCCTTTCTTGTTTGTTTTTCAAAGCACCCCACAAGTCCGGGTTAACATGAATGCTTTGTTGATCAAGTAGTCAGGACAGGAATCGAACCTGCACAACAATCTTCTGAGTATTATCTAGGACTCCGTAGCCCTGCCACGTCTTCCGTGATGCGTGGATTTGAACCACCTAGCGTCTATCCACTCCGCCACCTGACTATGTGCTGTCTTTCCAGCTGTCACCACTTCCTTTACAGTTTTGTCAGTGAGAACCATTTAGCTGTAGTCAGGACAGGATTCGAACCTGCACTAGGTAGTTTTATTACCATGCTCTACCAATTGCGCCACCTGACTATGAAGACCCGATATCCGCGTTTTCATCTCACTCGGGTCATGATGAGCTTCCGACGGGTTGTAGTCAGGACAGGACTTGAACCTGTAACCGCGTCCGGTATGGATTCACTTACTGCCATTAGGTTGCTGCCTTCAGGATTCAGTTACTTGCCATAATGTCTTCCGCTTCTCTGCAATCATCCTCACAATGTAAAATTGTTCGTCATGCTTAGAATTCCATCACCTGACTATTTGAGATACTTCACTGGAAACGTTATAACGGGTTAGCCGCTTATGCGTTAAGCACTCCTCTTATAATATCTCCTCGTGCTCCAAGTTTGATGTGACACCTGGATTCGAACCAGAAATGACAGAATCAAAATCTGTAGTGTTACCGTTACACCATGTCACAATAATTACTTACCTACAACTACAGAGGCAATTGGTGATTCGGAAGCGGCTTTAACCTCAAACTCAGTTTCACCTTGTTCTGTTAGGTGTTGTACCATTCTAGCTTCAGCTTCAGTCACTGACATTGCGTCTACTAGATATAATACGTTTTGTTTTTTTACTTTACCTTTACTGTCTTCTACAGTAAACTGTACTTTTACTTGGAAAAATTGTGCCATTGTTATTTATTTTTTATTATTTCAATAAGTTTTTTTAGACAATCAAGTTCTGCTTCTTCGTAGGTTCCATTCATAGTTGAAACATCTGTTATTAGTCTTTTATCTTTTGCTTCATTAAAAATTATGAATGAATATTCGTGTATTCCTATTTCAATTAAACCACTTAGTTTATACTTCTTTCTAAACCATCTAAATGCTTGTGAAAATGTTGGTGCTGATATAGCACAATGTGGCATTGATTTTATCATTAAATGTCCAACACCATCTCTATAACCAAAACAAGGTTCATCAAACCCAAGTTCTTTAAGAGCTAATGCTTGTTCATATGGTATGAATTCTTTATCCATTATTAATTGTTTTTATAAACTGAATAATCGTATAGATATGCTCTATATTTTAATAATGCGTTAGCAAATTTTGTTCTTAATTTCATATCATCATATGATTCGTCTTCCATTCTATGTGGTGGACATGCCATATAATAATCAATATGATCATTATTTAAATCAACGCTACTAGCAAACATCATTGCTTTGATGAAGTTGAGCGAGCCATAACCTCTTTTAAATTCATTTGGGATTTTAAAATCCGCATACTTTTGTGCTAATTCGTAACTCATATTTTTTATTTTAAATTTAAAACTTTTATTTTGCCTAATCAATTAGACCTAAGGCTCTCATATTATCTAATTGATCGTCATCCAAATCCCATTCAAACGATTTAGCTTTGGTGGTTTGATTTGATTCAACATCTCTGATTTGGTCTGGTGATAATACTTCACCAATATATAGGAAGTAACAATTATAACATAATAATTCAAGATTATCTAATAAATAATTACATTTACTGCCATCTTTAAAATTCATTAATAATGGAACCTTATAATCAGTTACTCTGCGTTCACTAAATCCACACATATAACATTCATCTCTTAGGAATCCCTCAGCAATACCTCTAATTCGTATTTTTTCTGTTGTAAACGATTCATACCCAGTACCCTCTGTGAATATTCGTGTTACATGAGGTTCTCTTCGTCTATTGGGTAGGAATTTAGGGATAGCCTTACCACTTTGATTTTTATGTGCTTCAAATAATGTTGGTGAATTTGGATCACTATCATCTATTCGAAGCGCTTTCATATATGGTTTCAGATGTTGATAGGAGCAACCTAAATATCTAGCAGCGGCACGAACTGATTTCGTATAACGCATTGCTGTTTCAATCTGTGTTTTGGTAAGATGTTTAGCTGCTGGCATAACTTAAATTTAGGGGTAATTAGTTGGGGCCGCAGCCCCATTAATTACTTCTTTACTGATTTTACAGTGTCTACTGTTACTTTAGTAGAATCTACTGTTTTAGTGCTGTCTACTGTTACTACAGTTGAATCAGTTGTTGTTGTTTCAGTACTTGTACTTCCACCACAAGATGCTAGGGTTGCTACTAATGCAACGATTGCAATTGTTTTTTTCATGTTTGTTTTATTTTTATTTACTGTTAAATTACGATTTTTTCTTTGCCTTCCCACTTTTTTCTTTATCTTGCATAGCTTTCAATAAATACCAAAGATCTGTAGGAGACGTTAATTCCACTATTTCCCCTTCTTCGTTTTGTAATCCATTTGCTGTTCCATCTGGATTGATTCTCTCATACAAATAGAAAAATATAAGCTCAGCTTTGTCTTTTCCAAAGTGCATGTTAAATAACGAATCGATTATGAAGTAGAATTTTTCATCATATGATGTAAAATCTAAACTTAAATCATTCCCTAATATCATTGATCTTACTTCAATCTCTTCTAATGTTTGGATAATTTTCTCAAAGCGTTCGCGTTGAGTATCGTCTTCTGATTTTTTCTTGCGTTTTAAGAAAGTATCAGTACCCAGTATATCGTCAATGGACTTTTTAACTCCATCAACATGTTCATTATTTTCCATAAATTATAGTTTGCTAATTAAATCCCTAACTTCTATACATTTATCGTATTCTTCCTTTTCAGCGTAGAGTCCGATTAGATGTTCTAGTATAGGTTTCCATTTTTCTTTACTTAATTCAATATAATAACTTGAATTGGCTATCTCAAAGAGAGAGATTGAGGATTTGTTTGTTTTAATACCATCTTTGATGGCATATATTGCTTCATCTAAAACCGCTTTTTGTATTTCCGGTATAGTGGTTAACACAGAATAATCGGCCCCTGGCTCAGCTTTTACCCTAAATACAGGAACTTTTCTTCTCATTTTTCTAGTTTTAATCATAACCATTGGTGTATATTAATTTTTTACTCCAGCTAATGTCTGCATTCTTCTAATTTCCTTCATTGGTTCTTCAGGTGCTGCTTCAGGTGCAGGTGCTGCTTCAGGAGCTGGTTCGCTTTGTCCTTCACCACCACCAATAGCATTCTTAATCAATAATTTAATATCAGCAATTGGAATTAAAAATCCAATTACATTAGCGTATGGTACATCTGTATCCTGAGATACAGTTAAATTATATTGTTCTAATCCTTGATTTAACTTAGATTGTAATTTCTGAGTTGCTTCAGCTTTTTTATCGCCCTCAAGTGTTTCAGGTAATACGAATTGTACTTTAATACCTTCTTTAGTTGGGTTTTTATTAACTGATACTTTTAATTTAGCCATTATTATTGTTTACGTATAAATATTATAAAATTTCATCTACCAGCCCATGTTTATATGCTGTTTTTACATCCATATACCATTCACCACGTTTATCTTTAATTTCATTCAATTGTTTTGCTGTGAATTTCGTACGGGAAAGTAAGTAATCATCATATATCTTCCACATTCGTTCTCCCTCTTTTACTTCTTGGTGGTGCAATTGTAATTTTTCCTGTTGCATTGCCCATGATATTTCATGATACATGAATGTAGCACGTTGGCTTGCAAATCGCTTATGTCCAGCTACGTACACTACTAGTGCTGCTGACATTGCATGGCCGTGACATATTGTGTGGATTGGAGTCTGCGAGTTTGAAATGACATCAACTAAGGCAAATCCATGATATACGTCTCCACCAGGTGAATTAACTATTAGCTTTATTGGTTCTTTTTGCGTTTTTTTAGCGTCCTCTTCGTTGATTTCGTATATAACTTCTATTATTTCATTAACATTATCTATTTCGATGTCGCCTATTGATAATATGCGGCCGCTAGGTTTGTTTGATTTTTTTGGAGAAGCCATAGTAGTGGGTTTTCTCCAATAAATATAGATACTAAATATATTTTCTGCTAATATCTCTAAAATTCTCAATAAATATATACCCAGGATTAGACAGAACAAGTGGATTAGAAGTTAAATTATAACTATTTAATAATATCTCACCATACTCTTTTCTAAAACCTATTACACCCCAAGCAAACGCATTATCTTCTTCTGTAAATGATCTTTTAGGTTTTTCATAAAAGGTATTATTACATATAATACCCCAATTATGATGATCTATTACATTAAATAATGCAAACATTGAATCATTACCCGCTTTCATAGACTTAAATATATTAACAAAAAACTTATCATCATATTCAAATCTAGTATCTGGTAGGAGAATTATATTATACTCACCCCAATGTGGTTTAGATTGTAATAATGAAACACCAACTGATTTTCCTTCATCAACTACATAAGTAATACCTTTATTTTTTAGATATGTGTTAAATTCTTCTTTTTCGGGTCTAGTAACTATTATTGGTTCAATATTATATTGATTGCATATATTTAACGACCATTCAATGGTAGGATTACCATTTTCATCTGGTATTAATTCCTTGGCTTCATGAGGTTGCATTCTCATTCTAGTACCAAATCCGGCACACGGTATTATAGCTTTATACTTACTCATATTTAAAATTTAATTCCTTTAAGAGTATGGTTTGATGGTTTATGACTATTATTTTTGAATAATTGTGGTCCCATTCCCCATTTATAGTAAAATGTTTCTGCTGCTGGGTTATGAGAAGCGGCAAATCTATCTCCTTCCTTTCCTTTTAGTACTGAGCTTCCAAAATGATAGAAATGAATATTGTGTGTTTTACAGAATTTAACATTATTAAGATCTAATTTTAAAAAGAAATCCCAATCACATACATAAGGTGAAGGATATAAGGTGTCAAATCCGTTTACTATCATGTAATTTTTCTTTGATATAACAAACGGAAATACACCACCATCTTCAGTTAACTTATTTTCTCTAATAGTTAATTCATATTTTAAAAACTCATCATATTTAAAGTCATTTGGTTTCTTACCAAAATCTTTAATATGAAAATTAAATATACTAGGACCTACAGGTTCAATTTGCTCTACAGTCATAACTGTATTTAAATCAAAATCTTGTTCTATAAACTTATCCCAATCTTTACATAACACATTATCATCATTTATAATGCAAACTATCTCATTAGTAGCATTCATAACTGCTAGGTTATGAGCAGTTTGAAAACCTTGATTTTCTCCTAAATCTAAAACTACAATATCGTCTTTATATTTGTCTAATACATGTTGACTTTCTTCAATGTATCCATCAATAGCAACAATAATTTCATTTTTATTTACTTGATTTTCAATTGCTGATTTTAAGCAAATATCTAGATATTCTGGATTTCGGTAAGTGGGGATTAGTAAGCTTATACTCATGTTTTAATTATTTATTTTTTTCCAATCAATAGTAGGTGATAAAAAGGCATCCATGCAATGGGTAGATAAACCTGGTACTGCTGTTAGAAGGAATCTGCCTTTAGTTTCATTTAAGAATAACCATTTATGGTGATCTCCTATTGGAATTGTAACCCCAGTATGATCATCAAAATCTTCATCAAATATTTTTTTAGTTGTAACATAACTACCGCAAGTAGACATCATTGTTCTCCAATGATGAGTATTAGAACAAAATATTTTAGATACTAGATCATCATAATTAGGATGCCAATATTTATCTCCATGATCATATAAAGATATATAATTTAATCCTTCAAATGTTTGAAAAATATCAAAAATTTTATCTACCCAATTATCTACATGTAAATAATCATTTTCTAAAAGATAAACAAGATCTGTATCTTTACATTTAGTCTCTTTTATGATAGGATATACTCCTTTTGTTACAGAATCCATATCATGAGTTGTTATAATCTCATGAGCAATATATTTATCTTTATATTTACTTATCCAATTATTGTCAATAGTACCATCCATTATTACATGAAGTTCTATGTTTTCTTTGTTTTTAATTGTATTTAAAAGATTAATAAAACATTTTTCATAGTCAAACCACTGGGGTCTACCTCTATGGTCAGTACCAGTTACATTATAATGGCAATAAAATATATGCATTTTCATAAATTACTTATTTTAAAGGTTCAAATTTCATAGAATAAACATCTATGTTTTTTAATTTATTACATTTAGCTAATATGTTATATTTAATTGGAAATAAATTTCTATCAGGAGTTTCTAATTTATCTATTTCAATTATATCAAAATCTTTTAGTAATACTTTCCACCCAAATTCAGTAAATCTCCAACAATCAGGAACGGGACCATGGATTCTCCAATTCAATGGAGCTGAAAATAACACTAATCCTCCATCTACTGTAATGCGTTTAAGTTCTTCAATCGCTGCAAATGGATTAATTGTATGTTCAAGTATTTCTAGACAAGTTACAATGTCATATGTTGAATCTTGTATATGGGAATTATATTTTGTAATATCTCCTATAATATCTGGGTTGTAGTCCGGGACTATATCTAAGGTTTCAATTTGACATTTATTAAATGCTTTTTTAACTTCTGATCGTTCTTGTGGACCTATCTCTAGTAATTTTTTATCATCAGTATTATTTCCTTCAGCTACCCTATTAATAAATGAATTAAGATGATCTCTAGCTATAAGAAAGGTATCATTATCAAATTTTGATGGTGTAATCATATTATTTTATTTTTTGTCTAAATAACGCTCCTCCAAGAGTATTTTTATCATCTTTAGCAGTTGTAATATACAAATCTTTATAATCATCTCCACCTAAGCAACACGAAGTTACTCTTGGACATGGTAACATTATTTCATCTAATATATTTCCTGTATTTACGTCCCATTTACGAACTCTTCCTCCTTCCCATTCTGCTACCCATATATTTCCATCTAAATCAACACACATTCCATCTGGGACACTCTCACCTTCAATCTCAACAATATGTTTTTCAAATTCTATATCACCAATACTTAAATTATATTTGTATTGATCTACTTTCTTTGTAGGTGAATCTATAAAATACATTTTCTCGTTATTATGAGAAAACCCAATTCCATTTGATATTAATAGATTATCTAATAATACTTTATGTTCTCCTTTATAATATGAAAATAATTTACCTTTAACAATTTCTTTCTCAACAAAGAAATCTTTTTCACTTTTAGTTCCTACAATAAATCTTCCAATTGGATCAAACTTACCATCATTGTAACGTAAATTTACATCTGATTCAAATTGGGTAATATATATTCTTTCTTTAGTTTTAGGATTAATTTCGAAAATACCTTCCTTTTCTGCTGAAATTAAATTTCCATTTTCCATTAATGCTACACAACCAACACTTCCTTGAGTAGGAAAAGATTGTACTTCTCCTGAGTTAGGGTTGACTTGATAGATAATGCCTTGCTCTATTGATACACAATATACTAACTTATTTTTACTGTCCCAAATAGGTCCTTCTAATAAACTTGATCCTGCGTAGAAAACTAGTTCCATATTATAAATTAATTTTATATTCTAATAAAAGATTCTTAATATTTTCTTTTTTATTGTAATGAGAAACTTGAATTATTTTATTCCTATCAACTCCATGTTCTACTAATTTTGAAAGTGCTTGATTAGAATTATCTTCATCAATTAATGCTATTATTACAGCATCATATTCTAATGATTTTAATTTTTCAAACTCCTCTACTGGTAAATTTAATTTGGAGTAGTGTTCATGTTTTTCATCTATCCAAGCTAAGATATTATGTGGTGTTTTTGAAAATAATTTTTTATATAAATGTTGACCGAATGTACCTCCCCCATATATAACTAAATTATCATTAGGTTTAATTTCATCAAAAGGATATAGATTTACTTTATCACCTGGATTAGGGCCTTCTGTATTAATCGTTAGTAAACTTAAAAGATAATATTGAAGTTGAGGTAACATTATATCTAAAACACCTTTATCATTAAATATTTCTTTAAGATCATTATAAACTTTTTCCATTTTAGAAAGTTCAATTGTTCTTAAAGTCTTAATTAAAGAATCAGCTCGTTGTCTATAATGATAATATGGTTGATCTAGAATAACTAATACATTAGCATCTAATAATGTAGGGTATAAACATAATGCATCTTCACCAATAGTTATTCCTTCAGTAACTCTTAATTGATTTTTTAATAGTATATCTCTTTTATATAATTTTCCCCATGAATATGAAAATATCCCAAACTGGGAAAAATTACCAGTATATAACATTTTAGGATAAACTATTGATTTGAGTTGGTTTTTATTATAAACACCAGGTGGTAAAGAGTTTCTTAAAGTATCAGTTCTACCTTCTAAATTTACTATATGAGAGGATACAATAACATCAGCATTGAATTTTAAAACCTGATCTATATAATTTTCAATTATATCTAATTCAATCCAATCATCTCCATCAATGTATAATGCATAATCTCCTGTTGATAATTCAAGTCCAGCTTTACGGGAACTAACTAATCCCCCATTTTTTTTATGAATTACTTTAATTCTATTATCTGTAGCAGCATATTCATCACATACTTTTCCACTTGAATCTGTTGATCCATCATCAACAAGAATAACTTCAATATTTTTATAGGTCTGATTAATAGCACTTTGAATGCATTTATCTAAAAATGCTTCACTATTATAAATGGGGATAATTATACTTACTAATAAATTACTCATAACTATTTTAATTACATAAACCAACCACCAGTAATTCTGATGTTAGATCCAGATACCATTTTAGATTTGTTAGATAATAGATATATTATAGCGGGTACAATATCATCATATTCATTCATTCTTCCCATAGGAATAAACCCAGAAGCATATTGTCTTAAATCGTTTTCAGACATTCCTTGACTTTCTCTTAAAGATAATTCTCCTTCTGTAGGAGTCCACCCTAAAGTAATATAATTAGAACGTATATTCCATTTTCCATAATTTTTAGCAATATGATTAGCTAATGTAACTACAGCTCCTTTTGAACAAGCATATGAAACTCTGTCCTCTTCTCCAGCCCATGAATGAGGTGATCCAGTAAATACTATTGATCCTCCATTCTCTTTCATATACTTCACAGCATATTTAGAACAAAATATAGCACCTTTTACATTAACATCAAATATACTATTGTGTATATTTTCAGTACAATCTAGTAATGACTCAGCTGGAGTGATTCCCGCATAACTAAAGAATCCGTCTATGCGTCCAAATTTATCAAAAGCTAATTTAAATAAATTTTCACAATCTGTTTCTTTTGTTACATCAGTTAAAATAAAATGAGCTTCACCCCTATATTCTTTTATTTCATTTAAAAGTTTATTTGCATCCTCAATACTACCTAAATCACCAAAAACAACATTATGTCCTGTTTTAATAAGTTCAATCAATACATGTTTAGCTACTCCTTTAGTACCACCTGCTATAACAAATGTTTCTTTATTCATATTTGAATCCATTAATAAGTTGATTATTATTATCTTTATCAAATACTTTTATAGTGTTATATATTTCTGATATTTTATTTTGTAATTCTTGTTTTGTTTTGCAACACATGTAAATTCGAGCCATAACTTGACTTTCTGTTCCTGTCATTTCTTCACTAATTATATCTCCTTCAAATAAACGTCTTGATATATGAAATATAGAAGAATCTTTCTCTATTTTATCAAATCCTTCTATTCGACCTATTGTACCTTTTTTTAACAAGAACCAAATTGTAGCAGCATGATTATTTTGAAAATCAGCTTTAGTTATATTATTCTTATTTAATTTATTACCTAAAGCAATGTCTATTAGAAATCTTTTTTGGTCAAATCCATTTATATTTTCCATATGGAGATTAGGAGCTTCACCTTGAAGTCTAAAACCAGGATCATAATAATAGAAATTATCATCTTCAACAAATGCTGATATTGTAAGAATAGCATTTTTTAATCCTATATTTTTTAACATATTAACCATTTTAGGATATTCTTCACTCATATACACTTCTAATAAATTAGATGGATAAATAGCTCCTAAACACACTTGACTTGTCTTATTTTGTTCCTTACAAGTGTACCTATCAGCCATTGCTGATAGTATAGGTTCGCCATCAATAATTGTATAGCTTACTAAAACATCTCTACATGTCATGTATTGCTCTAATAGAATATAATCACTACTTGTATTATTAAATGCCTTTTCAATTCCTTCTTTTAATTCTTGCTCATTATAAGCTATAGACATTCCTTTTCCTGAATTTCTATCAATAGGTTTGATGAATACAGGGTATGTTATATTTTCTATGTTGCTGTTTTTGTGATATGGAATTGAAGGAATATTTAAGATTCCATATTCTTTACAAAGGTTATTAAATTTACCTTTATTGGTAAGTACTTCACATTGGTATCTATTACCATAACAAGGCAAATTTAAAGCTTCAGCTACTTTTTGATATGGTTCTATTAATCTATCTGCTACTCCCACTAGTACACCATCAACTTTTTCTTGTTTACAGAATTCAACCATTCCCTCTACATCCATTCCATTAATGTTAATTCCTCTATCAGCGAACTTTTTTGCTGGGGCTTGAGGATCAGGATCTGTAACAATAGTATAAACTCCCATTGATTTTGCAGTTTCAATAAGAGGTATAGTTTCTGGGTTGGCTCCTAGTATTAATAATTTTTTCATATAATAAATGTATTAAAATTATTTTGCCTAATCTCTATTAGCTTTAGTATAAATTTCAAATTTAGATAAATCAGGATAAGGTAATTCTAGATCTTCATTATGTTTAGGTCTTCCTTCTCCATTATAAAATTGGTTCATTAATAACAAACCACGAGTAGCTAATTCTGGTATCATATAGAAATTCCATCCTAACATATCTAAATTATCGTCATGGTATGAGCATTCTCTTCTACCGCTGTATCTAGCTCTTTTAAACCATAGATAAGCATCATAGTTGTCTGTTAATATAGCTCCACCTTTACTTAATTTAAAGTGTTTATACGGACCTGTAAATGAGATGCACATATGTGTTCCTGGTTTATACATGTCTGTTGTAAAGCTTAAAGCGGAGTCCCATACATTTGTTGGTTCTAGCTGATATGCTCCTTTTAATGTTTTGCCTTTAACTTTTTTAAAGTTAACTTTTGCCCCAGCATGGATAATTTCACATGGTACTGATGGGTATGTACGTGAAGGAATAGTTATTTCTGTTCCTTTAACATTCTCATACATTAGTGCTAAGAATAAGCCATTTGATTGATTATCTACAGTTACAACATAGGGTGCTCCTGTATATTCTGCTAAGCGTCTTTCAAATTCATTTGTTATATCATATACATTTTTCATATAGTAAAATATTCATTTAAATATTCATGTAAACATGTTTTCCAATTTCTCATATAATTTCTTTCTAAATCGTTTAATGATTTATTTATTAATTTTTCTGAGTATGGTCTAGGAGCAAAGTATTCCTCTTTATAGTAATTACTATCTACTTTATGAACTGTTAATCCTAAATTAAGATATTCATTAATAGCTATAGCAGTTTCATATCTACTTGCTTCACCTTGACTTACCATATTATATAATCCATATGGTAAATTTTCTTCAATATGTCTTAAAATAGATAAAGCAAAATCTTTAGTGTAAGTAGGAACACCTAATTTATCATCAACTACAAATAATTCTTTAGCCCCTGATTTAATTTGTTTTATAATTTTATTTATAAATTTTTTATCTTTTTCAGGACCTCCACCCATCATCCACCCTGCTCGAAATATCCAATATTTAGGATAATTCTGGTTTAATAATAGTTGTTCAGTAAAGTATTTACTTTTACCGTATGCGCTTAATGGATATGGTTGATCTTCTTCAGTATAAAATTCTTTATCATTTCCAAATATTCCTGCTGTACTTATAAACACGTATGGAATATTCAAATCTTTAGCTAAATTAAATAAATGAATAGCAGCAATTGTATTAGTTGAGTAACAATCGTCTTGATTTTCTTCACAATATTCTAAATCTACTAATGCTGCAAAATTTAAAATAATATCTGGTTGGTATTCATTAATTAGATTAGCTGTATATTTTAAATCTCTAATATCACACCAACTAACATTTTCTGAAGTATCTTTATCTGTAAGCAAAAATCTTTCAGTATTAGTAATATTTTGAAGTGTTGTTCCTAACATTCCATTAGCCCCTGCTATGAATATTTTATTGTAATTAGTTTTTTTCATATAATTAAATATAATATTTATTTATTAGTTCTCCAAACTTATTTATTTCATTTTGAAAATTACTATGTGCTGTTTGTTTAAATTCTTCTCTTTTATCTATTATTGATAAATAATTTTTATATGGATTAAATCTAAATAAATGATCTTCAACAATTATTTCATTTTCTAAAACAAATTGAGTAATATTCATTCCTTTTTGTTTCATTATTTGAGAACAAACCATAATATAAGTATCTTCCAAACCATAATGTCCTAATGATTCTGGTACTCCTATATATTTGAATAATGGAGTGCTAATTAATGTGGCCCATCCACCTCCAAATTTAAATTCATTAATGGGTTTTATATTGACCTCTCCTAAGCACTGAGCATAGTTGTAAGGATCTCTATTTAAAAAATGAATACCATCATTTTTAAATTTATCATTAATAATAATATCCCAACTATTATCCCACATCGGAGTTGTTTGAGGAGTTAATATATAATATGGATTAGTATCTTTTAATGCATTAACTGAATGAATAAAATGAAATAATAAAGTAGAGCTAAATACTATATCAGTATCTAATAATAATACAGCATCTGATTGAGTTTCTTTAGCTATTTTTCTTCGATGTGATACACAGCCTTGTATAGTACCATTCTCATTCGCTTCAAATTTAGTTTCAGCCCATGTTTGAGTTAATTTTTCTAAATTTTTAAACTTATCAATAAAAAATGACTTTGATATAGAAGATTCATTCCATTTTACTAAATTAAGATTCAAAACAACATCCACTATAACTTTATTTTCTGGGGTTAGATAATTAGAGTTTTGCTTTAATTGAAGAAGCTGATATTCTAATTGATCTATTTCTTGGGGCAGAACATGAATAGATATCTGAATCATAAATTATTTAGTTGAAATATTTCATATATTTTATTTGAAATATTATTTTCATAATTAACATATTGAAGTGCTAATTGATAATTTTCTTCAATAATAGCTTTTTTAGAATTATAATAACTATCTGTTAATTGATTGGAAATATAAATAAATTCATCTGCATCTCCAAATTTAACTATACCATCTGTATTAAAGAAATCTCCTATATTTGAACACCCCCAATACATTGGGATTATTTTTAATAGAAAACAATCTAATATTTTTTCACTAAACCATCCTCTATGAGCAAAATTTTCAATGGCTACTCCAAATTGAGTATCACTAAATACTTCTTCTTTATCTATTCCTGCTCTTTCAGGATTATGTCTATCTCCGTAGGTTTCAAAGAATTTAGTAGGTATTTTTATCTCATCCTTTCTATCTAATATTTCCCAACGAATTTGATGTCCATATGATTTCAATAGATTTCCTCTTAAATGGGAAATTTTAAATTCTTTTTTATGATCTTTTTCATATTGTTCCGGTTTAAACCAGGTATGACCAAATGGTAAAAATAATGAATTTTCACATTTATTCAATACTTTGTCACTCCATGTTAATATAACACTAAATAAATGTTTGTTCTGAATAACCCAATCATGTAATCCAAAATATTCATTTGGTTCCACTAATGCTATTATGTTTATTTCAGATAAATCATCATTTGATTTAGGTATATCATCAATGAATAAAGAAAAATTAGTGTTACTTAAACTTTTAAGTTTTTGTTCAAATATTTTAGGATCAAAAAATCTAGTAAATATCTTCATATAGTTTAATTATTGAAATAGGTCCAACAGCCCTCAGTTTCGTATATTTCTTTATCTAAAAAGAATTCATTCACTGCTTTTTTAACATCATCACACCAAGTATAATCATGTCCTGAAATTACTCCTCCTTTTTTAATTTTAGGGAACCAAGCATGGATATCTTTTTTAACACTTTCATAGTCATGTGCGGCGTCAATAAAAACAAAATCTAATGAATTATCTTCATAATGTCTAGCTCCATCCCAAGATAAATCTTTAATAGGAGTTATCATATGTTTTACTGGTTCTATATTTTGTAGAAAGGTTTCGTATAACCCCTCAAACATATTTTCAGGTATCTCTTTTTGAGAATCTATATACCCCCATGTATCTACACAATCAAATTTTATATTTTTTTCTGAGTTTATTATCTCTACAGCCATATAAGCTGCGCTCATTCCCTTCCATGTTCCTACTTCTACAAAGTGTGAATTGGTTGGGAATTTTTCTATCATGTACGAATATAAATTGGGATAAGTAAACCAATTTTCTCCTAGATTTTTGTAAAAATGTTCCATGTTTTTTATTTTTATATTGTTTTTATGTTTATCCATTCTTTAGGGTAATAATGTCCATTATATAATTCACTACCTGGTCCCATAAGATAATGATATGGGCAAATTACTGTTTTATTTGGATTTTTATTTAGAAAAGCTCCCCACCAACTAAAGCTACTATTAGCTATAATATTATGATCACATAATGACATTAAACACATATCTTTAAACCTATCTAAATTTTCAACATATACACAATTATCAAGTTTAAAGTTTTCTTTAACCCATTCCATTCCATTTGAGAAAATTAAATATTTTATTTTTTTATCAGGATAAATATTTTTTAAAGTATCAACAGCATCTCTGTAATAATCTAAAGATAAATTTAAAGACGAATATATTAAATAATCTCCTCTTCTAAAGTGAATTGATACTAATATTTCATCTTCTTGTTTAATTTGACTGATATAATCTGAACAGAAGGATATTATTTCATTTTTAAAGGTATATAATTCTAATATTTCATCTTTAATACTGTCAAAATAGTTCATGCTAAATAAATCTCCTTCAATATCGTAGCTATAATTAGAATCCAAAGAAAATAAGTTTTCATCTATTAATCCAAGATTGTTGTGATCAGGATTTATTTGGTATAAATCATGTCTAGGTATATCATTTAATGAATAAATAGGAATGGAAGTTGTAAATGGTTCTTTTAAAGGAAAACCATATCTTATATTTAAGTATTCTTCTATAAAAATAGGAGTTAAATTAGTTTTTTTCCCTATAGCTATTAAAGAAGCATAATTACTCATTTGAGAACCAAAATCACATTGGTGTGATATATTTATTTTAGTAATAAAATTCATTTTTTATAATAATTTAACCAATAATCAATCATTTCATCTAACATTGTCTCAAATGTATATTGGGGAACCCAGCCTGTAGTTAATTTTAATTTTGTGCAATCTCCTTTTAAATCATGTAATTCTTCAGGTCTTAAAAATTTTTCATCTTGTTTAACATATTCCGACCAGTGTAATCCTAATCTTGTAAAAACATAATTAACAAGTTCTCTTACTGAATGAGATATACCAGTTGCACATACAAAGTCATCTGGTTTATCTAGTTGTAAGATCTCCCACATCGCTTTTATATAATCTTTTGCATGCCCCCAATCTCTAGTTGCATCTAAATTACCTAATTTAAGTTCATTAGATAATCCTAATTTAATTTTAACTGCTTCTTTTACTACTTTATTTGTAACGAAGTTAGTACCTCTTCTTGGTGATTCATGATTAAATAGAATACCATTAGAGATAAACATGTTATACGAATTTCTATAGTTGCGACATATATTATAACTAAATACTTTAGCACACCCATAAGGAGATACTGGGTTTAATGGGGTTGTTTCTCTTTGGAATCCATCATTATCAATTGAATTACCAAACATTTCAGATGATGATGCTTGATATACTTTAGCGTTGGGTTTAATTAAACGAACCGCTTCTAATAAATTTAATGTACCTATTCCTGTTACATTAGCTGTATATAGAGGTTGATCAAAGGATATTCTAACATGACTTTGAGCTGCTAAATTATATATTTCATCAGGTTGTGTTTGTTGAATAACATAAATTAAAGAAGCCATATCTGTTAGATCAGCATAATGTAATTTAATTTTACTAAATATACTTTCTAAACGAGATGTTTGATTCTCAGCTACAGAATTTCTTTTTAGAGTACCATGAACCTCATATCCTTTTTCTAATAAAAACTCAGCTAAATAACTACCATCCTGTCCATTAATACCTGTTATTAGGGCTTTTTTACTCATTATTTACAATTTTAATTATTTTATCAAGTTGTTCTTGTGTTAGATCTTGATGATTTGGAATATAGAAACCATATTTATCTATTATATTACCATTTCTCATATATACCTCAGCAAAATTTTCATACCAAAATGGTTTATTTCCTAAATTACCAGCAATTAATGGTCTGCATTCTATTTTATTTTCCATTAGATTTTTAACTATTGTTTCTTTATTTTTATTAACAATAGGCATAGCAAAATTAGATATAAAGTCACCAGGATTGGTCTGGATTGTTAGTTCATTGTTTTTTATATTATCTAAATAGTAATGAAAATTTTTATTTCTAAGATCAGCATATTTATCTAATTTATCTATCGCTCTTAATCCAATAAATGCTTGTAAATCAGTTGATCTTAAATTAAATCCCGGAATATAGAAATTATATAGTGCTTCAAAATCGTTAACACCATACTTAATTTTATATTCGTTTTGTTTTTCTATAGGTAAATCTCTAGCCCACCCATGACTTCTCATCATCAATAAAGTATAATATAAATCTTCATCATCTGTATTAATAAATCCCCCTTCAATTGTACTTAAATGATGGCCGAAATACATTGAGAAGAATGAAGCTAATCCAAATGTTCCTAAATATTGTTCTTTATATTTTGAACCCATACTTTCACAAACATCTTCTAAAAGTATAACATCATATTTGTTACATAATTCAACAATTTTATCCATATTAGGAACTAATCCTAAAACAGATACTAAAATAAGAACGGATGGATTTTCTTTTTTAAATATTTCTTCTAGATGTTCTAAATCACAAGATAAATCATTTAAATTACAATCACATAATATTGGTTCTAATCCTAGCAATACAGGTGAAGATAAATCTGTAGCCCAACTTAATGATGGAACTACTACTTTAAAATTTTTTAATTTAGCTTTATGTTTTAATGCTGCTAATGTTAGTAAAATAGAAGAAGATCCTGAATTGACAAATACAGAGTATTTTGTTCCTATTTTTTCACTCCATTTTTTTTCTAATTCTATTGTTAAATCTCCCTTAGTTAGTCTAGGAATTTCATCCTGAGATAACCATTCTATAAGAGCATTGATATCATTTTTATCAATAGTATCACTTACTAATTTAATCATATTATATTGTTTTTAATTAAATAATTGTATGTTTGTTTTATTCCATCATATAAATTAATAGGACTAAATGATGGTAGTTTTGATTTTAATATTTCAGAAGATACATCTTTTCTATATTGCTCATTAGGTTTAGTTATATCATATTCTATTTCTATATGTTCAGCACTACATGCTTTAAGAGCAATTTGAGCCATTTCTGTTATTGATAAATTTTCGTCTATAGCTACATTCATATTATCATAAATGTTATTATCTAAACAGTATTTAATAACATAAGCTAAATCATCAGAATGCATAAATTGTCTTAATGGGCTTCCAACTCCAAATAACGTTATTTTATTTTCATTATTTATTTTAGCATTATGAATTTTTTTAATTAATGCCGCTATGAAATGACTATTATTACCATACTTATCATATTCACCATATAAATTACAAGGAATTAGATATTGATATTGAGTATCGTATTGTTGATTATAGGCATCTATTTGTACCGCTAATGCTCGTTTAGCATATCCATATGAGAAATTAGTTTTTGCAGGTGGACCTAAATGTAACACATTCTCATTTATTGGATATGATTCAACTACGTCTGGGTATATGCAGGTACTTAGTATTCCTATAAATCTTTTTACATTATGTTGTTGAGTCCATTTCAACATCAGAGTGTTCATTATAATATTTTTATCAAAATAGTCTGCTGGATAGGTAATATTATCCATTATTCCTCCTACTTTAGCAGCTAAATGAATTACAATGTCTGGTTTAATGTTATTAAACATTTGATATACATCAATTTCAGAAGTTAAATCATAATCTTTAGAAGAAATATAAATAGCATCTGGTAGATATTTTTTTAATGATTTACCTACCATTCCACTGCCCCCAGTAACTAATATTTTCATAATGTATTATAAAATTTATTTTGTCGTTCTTGACGTTCAATTGTTTTAGGATGTATTAAATTCAAATTAAATCCATCAGGAAATGGTTCAGTAGTACGAGCTCCAACTATTCGTTCATGTACTTTATTTACCCATTTTATTCTGTCTAGATTTTTGAATACGCGTTGTTGATGATCAGGATAGTTTACCCATCCCTTTTCATTTACTCTCCATCCCCATTTTAGAATATGGCCTGGAGTTAAACCTTCTACTGTATTAATTCTAGGTACAGCATACATTTCAATTTCAGGATTCATTTCTAAGATTTCTGGGAGGTATTGGAGTAATTCTTCTGATATATATTCATCAGCGTCAATTTGAAAGATATAATCTCTATTGCATTTACTTTTAAGATGATTCTTAAATGAAGCAAAATCTCCATTTAATGAAAATTCCCATAAACTAAATGCAGGATATTTATAGCATACTTCTTTAACTTCTTCTGTTGCTGTAGTATCTAGTTGAATTACTACTTCATCTATATCTCGAATATTAGTATCTAATTGTTCTAATAGGCGTTCTAATTCAACATGTTCATTACATGCTGTGATTGCATAACTAATTGATGGCATAAATTATTTTTTATTAAAGTAACCTATATATTCTAAAGCGTCCATAAAGTCGCGTTCAGTAAATTCTTTTTTAGTAGTCATATCTGCTTTACCCTCTTTCGATTGTACTGCAGACCATTTCCAGTCATTAACTGATATACCCTCAGCAAATACCATTGATTTATCTTCTAACATTACGCTATTTGGATACCAATATTTTCCATCTTGGTCTTTATGTTTAAGTGCTTTATATAGTTCTGGTAGTGTAGTTTCCATTTGCTCCATATTACTATCATTAATAGTATTATTAGATGTAAATCCACAACCCATACAAATCCATATAGTTACTTTTCCATCTGTCATTTCGCTGCATGCGTTTGATCCGCATCTAAGGCAGTCTATTAATTTTTCTGTCATATTAAAAAACGTTGTTTGATGTTACGTGAGCGGTTGTAGTAGTTGTTCCGTATACTTCGGCACCGGCTGATATTGTATATCCACTAGAGTTTGTATATCCACTAGAGTTTGTAGTTGGAATTTTTACTTTATCTAGTTGTTCTTTAACAGTATCCCACTGTGATGGTGTAAGAGTATAGTTACTTGCTGCTTCAGCAAATCCTTTAAACCATAATACAAATTCATGTGATGTCATATTAATCTACTTTTTTAAGTTTTGGTAATTCAATTTTCTTTAATTGAGGTAATTTTAATTGGATTGGTTTAGGAATTTTAGTATCGATTAATTCAATTAATTTTTCACCCATCTTATCTAAACTAAATTCTGTACGTGAACGATACGCTTGTCTTTTTGCTCCATCAACATAGTTTTTATAGTTTTTATAAACATCTTCTAATTTTTCAGATGCTTTAGCATAATCTACTGTAAACCAACTTGATTCAGGAATAAGCATATTTTGTACTACAGAGGAAGGATGAATTAAATTTACTATACCAGGTAATAAAACTGACATTTCAGTATCTAGGAAATCTAAATGACCACTATAATTAGAAACAATTACTGGTTTTTGACTAATTGATGATTCAAGTAATGGTCTACCATATCCTTCACCTTTAGTAAATGATACGTGTGCTTTTACTTTGGGATGATTATATAATTCATTCACTTCACCATCTTCTAATTCACCATGAAGTAAATATACATTTGGTAAATCTTTATCGCCTACGTGAACTCGTATTTTATTTATTTTATCTAATATATCTTCTCTATCCATTACTGAATACGTAGCGGATGATGTTTTTAAAATTAATCCTGGTTTTTTCTTTTTACCTTTAAATGTTTCAAGGAATGTTTTAATTAACATACCAATATCTTTTCTGTCTTGTCCTAATTCGCCTTGTAACCAATGACCTACAAATAGATAATTAAATTCTTCATCTATTGTATTTAATACATCATTTACTTCACTTTCACCTGCTACTGCATCTAGTTTTTGGTATATAGTTGTATCAACACCTTCAAATAATACTTCTACTGGTTTTTCTAATTTAACAGAACCAACTACCCTGTTACCTTGATTTCTATCACGTTGTTCAAATACAGATGTTTCAAATACTGTTTTAGCGTGTTGTGATGATACTAAGGTTAAATCCATTTTATTAACACCTTCAATCCAAGTAGCGTCACATACTGTTGTTTCAATACCTGCTGTTAAACCAACATTAAATTTACCAATTGGTTGAAATTCATTTGGTACAGTGATTTGCATCCAAACATCTGGTTGTTTAGGTAACTGAGGTTGAGTCCAAATGCAATCTAATATTTGTCTGTGTTCAGGATTATTTACTTGTAAAAACCCAAATGGAGTATTACCCCATCTTTGTGGTATAATCTTAATATCGTATTTATCCGATTTTAAAAGCGCTTTTACAATATCTCTACTACGTGCTCCGTAGCCGCTGTACGTGTCGATCGGACAGCTTATAAAAAATAGTGGTTTCATATAACTTATTTTGCGATTGAGTGTTTTACGTAATGTTTTGGTTGTTTAGGTGTTTCTACTTGAATTAATTCGAATCTATGACGAGGAGTCCACTTAGCAAAAGTAGCATCAATACCTTCAATAATATTATCAGACATATGTTTTGCTGTCATCATTGATTCGTCTGACATAACCCATTTATGGGCAGCTTCACATTGTTCTTTATATAAATCAGGACATTCTGTTTTATGATAATGTAATTTAGATATTTGAGCTGCAATATCGAATGGTTCTGCTCTGTCATCATAGATATATGGTGTTGGAATTGAACCTACAATTGATATGTTGCTTGGGAATACGGGGTAGGCCCATTTGCCATGTTTTTTATATTTACCTCTATGGTTTGATCCGAATTCTTCAGTGAATTTAATCCAATTACCATCTTCGTCTTCAAAGCGCATTTGATCTTGCATACCACCTGTTACTGTTGCTATAATTGGTTTTCCACAAATCATTGCTTCAGTTAATGATAGCCCCCATCCTTCGTTTGAGCTGATTAAAGCACACCCATCAGTAGCGTTATAAAGTAAATTCATTACATTTGATGGATACTTTTGATCGTTAAATATAATGTTATATTTCTCTTCATTACCAAATAACATTTGTCTTACTGCTTCTAAATCAGTTCCATTTTCATCTGCTACTTGTGTATGTAATACTAACGCTGTTTTCTTTGCTTTATCTTCTGGTAATTCATCAACAAATATTTTCCATGCTAACATTAAATCAGAAACGCATTTACGACGGATGTTACGCGCATTATATAATAAAGTAAAATCGTACTCTTTTCCATTATATAATTGTTTTTTAAATTCTTGTAGTGAAAGGTATTCAGGATGATATGCGGTAATAGGGAAGAAGAATTTCTCATTAATACCGTGTGGAACATATTTAATTGTTTTTTCAGCTGACAATTCAGCGCCTAATACACAATGATTAATGTTTTCTGTTTGTTTACTGATTGCTAGTAATGTATCACATGATTCATAGAATGATTTATTATACATTGGATAAGGTAAATCATCCCAAATATTAAGATAAATGATAGGCATTTCCTTTCTAATCTCATGTTCCATTTGAAATAACCAAACCCAATATCTTGGATCAGTAAACATCATAATTGCATCTGGTTTTTCCATTTGAATTATTTGTTTTAATAACATTGGATCACCATATCCATTAATTGGATACAACATTACATTGGCATCATCTATACCAGCATGTTGATTTGTATCACCATTAAGATCAAAGCGTTTACCTTGGTCTGGGTGGTTAATAGCTCCACCTAAATTTACCCAATTATAGTGGTGTGCTGTACCTAATACAATTTCTCTAGCCATTGTAGAGATACCTGATGTCATTCTAATGTCATCACATAGTAATAGGATTTTTTTACGTTGTGCTTGGGGAATGTAACCTTCTTTCATGTAACTAATTTTAAATACTTCCTGTAAATTGTGTGTCTAAAGTGTTGTGAATATTTTTTCTGTATTCTTCGTCTGTTAAGTATAGGAACATTGATCTTTCTGTTAATTTTTGAACGCTGAACTTGTACCTAACACACGCAATTTTAAATTGTTCGAATAGATCTTCAGGGATCTTTACGGATGTTAATTGCATTTTTGCCATAATATATATTTTGATATAAATATATCCGACTATCAGGAAACTGCAGTTTTATTACAGAGTTCTGGTTTGTCTGCATAAGGACACCATTTGCAACTATCTTCTCCTACTTGTTTAAGATATGACTTTATTTGTGGTTTTCCACTTTCATCAAAACAGTCTTTAATGAAATTTTCTATTTTTTCTACTGCTTGTCGTCTTTTGGTTTTTCCGCTAGCGGGCTTAAAGGATTGAACCCTTGGGATTGGGAATTCAGATTTTTCCCAGATTTTCCTTTTGACAATAAAGTATTCAACTTCGATTCTATCAACGTCGAATCCAAATTGCCTTCCGAAATACTCTTTATAAAGGAGGATTTGAGCGAGTTTATTATCGTCCTTCTTTTCTCTTTCGCTCCATCCACGCGTCGAGGTTTTGATATCATAAATGTAAACTTTTTGTGATTCTTCATCGTATAAAATGAAGTCAATATAACCTTTTAAATATATGTTTTTATTTAAACCAACTAATAAAGGTAATTCTATTCCTAATAATTTTACTTTACGAGTAGTAAATAATTTATTTCGTCTAGTTTTAATCCATTTTAGTATTGCTACTCCATCATCAAAGAATTCTCTCATTTCCTGAGCGTTAGTAAAGTGTTCTTTAGTTTTTTCATACTCTTCTGAGTATATAGCTCTAAAGCGTTCTGTGAATAATTCTTCTAAATCCATTCTATCAGCGGCTGCTCCACTCTCATTATACATTACTTCAATATATTTCTGTAGTGTTTCATGAAACGCAGTTCCAAACACAGTATGTATTGTTGCTTGGTATGGGTTTTTATTTTCAACATATGATAAGTACCATTGGTGAGGGCAATTAGCATATATTGAATATTGGGAGTAAGATACAGACCGCTGAAAGGAATAGTTTATTTCGGGAGGCGTGTGGTTTTTAATTCGTAATTCAATTTCTGATAGTTTACTTTTGGCCATATTTTGCTCTTATTACTTTACCTAACTCCATATCATTAGAGTATTGTTTAACTAGATCTTGAATTGTGTTTAATGTTGTAATTTCTTTTTTAAGATACTGAGCCATGTCTAATGCTTCTTCATAGGCATGTTGAAGCATATTTTGATGATTATTTTCACCTAATGTGGTATTGTATTTTTCCACTCCACGTTTAGCACGTGAAGCTAGATCCATTATTACCTCTTTAGTTATTTCATCTTTAACGGGATAATAATCATCAGTCTTTTTTATTTTAAATCCATCCATAGTTATTCTATCTATATGTTTCATATATTCTTTAAATGATTTTGCATCGTTAATATACCCCATTATTTATTTTCTTTACGTTTTTTATATTCAATTGTAGTTACTACTCCTAGGAATGAACCTATAATAGCGGCTGCTAATAGCCTATGATCATCAACATAATTGATTGTTACTACAGAACCAAATAATAAGATAGCTGATCCCCATATTCCTGCTGGGATTGATCTGCGCTTTTCTGTTTCTACAAAATACATAGTCCAGCATACGTCTGTTAAGAACATTGCTACTGTTACTAGTATAAATTTAATTGTAAATGCCATTGATCTGTTGTTTAATAGTTTCTAATTCCGTTTTATCGATCATATCAATATATTCCTTAGCTTCTTTCTTGCTAATTTCAAAATATGATTGTACCGCTTCTACATCTTCGATCTTATAGTCTTTTTTCTTAGTAGCTTTAATATACTTAAGATACTTGTATTGTTGTGGAATGAGATCCTTATACAGGTTGTATAGGTACTCACCTTTCATTTGCCAAGTGTTCTTTTGGACATAATTTACTACTTCACAATACTCTTGATCCATACTTAGATAGCGATTGACCATCCAGTTATTCCAGCCCTCGTCACCTAGGTATGGACCCTTTGTAGTTGTGATATTTTTAATATGATCGAATATATTCATTAGTAATTTCTATCGTTATCGTTAAATCTTTCTGATGCGGTTTGTTGTGCTTCTTTCATTTTAAGTTGATCTGCTAAAAATCGAACACGTTCAACAGCACCATTAAATTCTTCTGCTAACTTATTATTAGCTGCAGTTAAATCATCATTTGCTTGTCTTAGTTGCTTATTTTCAGCTCCTAATCTTTGTGCTACGGCTATTGCGTCAGCAAGTTGTTGTTCTATTTCTTCTTTTTTCATTATTGTGTTTTTTATTTTTTTAAAAATATTAATTATTTTCTGTTTCATTTTCTAATAATGCTTTAATCATTGGGGGAAGTGATTCTTTATGTATTTCTCCACATTTAATACAAGTCATTAATGTAATAGGAAGAAATTGATCTGCTGGTAAACCAGGATGTGAGAAGCGAGATACTTTACGAATCATAGATACTTCTTGAAAGGTATTATTACCACATTCACATAGTACTGGAATTGTTGATTTTAAATCAATTCTTAGTTGTTGTTCTTGTTCATTAAATTGTTCCATTATAATATTTGTTTTTTATTTGTTTCTAATATTTTTGCTATTGCTGCTGCAAAGTTAATTTCTTTATCTGGTACTACACCTGATCTCCAAATGAAATCATCTAATATAACTGATATTTCAGCATCGTGTCCATAACTGAATTTATCTAAATTATCAAACATATAGCGATAAGCAACTTGAAAATCATCGACTTGAGCGTCAGCTACTATTTGGCGAATAGTATACCAAGCTTTTTTGTCACGCGCTTTTAACGTTTCTATAACGCTAGATAACCAATCAGTATTTAATGCTATCCACTCGTATTTACCATCCTTAGTACCTGCTTGTAGATATTTAATAACTGATCTAATATCAGGATAGTATTCCTTAATTAACATAGCTACATTCTTAATATCATAAGTAACGTCTTCAACATCTAATATGTTTTTACAAACGTGTCTAGCTACATCAGGCATTGATGGTGGTTTTAATATATGAATCTCACAACGTGATGTTAATGGTTCAATTAAACGCTCAATATAGTTACATGTTAAGATAAAACGTGTATTGATTGAGTATTCTTCAATAATATTACGGAGTGCTGCTTGTGCTGGTTGAGTTAAGAAATCAGACTCATCTAATATTACTACTTTAATAGGATTAAATGTAGCAGAGGATGCAAATCCCTTTACCTTTTCTCTAATCATATCAATACCATTTTCATCACTAGCATTTAAATAAATGTAGTCGCATTTAATATTGTTTACAATTAGTTTAGCTAATGTTGTCTTACCAGTACCTGCTGTACCGGAGAATATAAAGTGAGGAATATCGTTTGATTCAATACAACCGGAGATGCGGCTTTTGACCGCATCATTTCCGATGTATTGCTCGAGTGTTTGTGATCGATATTTCTCTATCCAGAGTGTGTGTTGTTTTTTCATAACTTAAATATATAACTTTTATTTTGCCTTTCAACTACTTTTCTAAGTAATTGTAAGAGTATATGCTCCTGTTCCCATTATGCGATACGTTGTACCTGTTACAGTAGCTGCTGGGGTAAATGTAAATGATGATGCTCCAGGATTTACAACAACAGAAGCAATATATGGTGATTGAACTAATCCCATAGATGCGGATACATTCCAACTTCCTGTAAAGTTTGTTGGTTGACCATCATAAAATCCATTTGGATTTCTTACTGTTTCTAAAGTAAAATAAGAAGAACCATATGGGTTATCAAATGTAAATGTTTTTAATACACCTCCTGTTAAATTTTCCCCAACTGATCCGGTTCCGTATAGTGAGGGTGCGTTGTATACTGCCATTGTTTATATTTAATATAAATATGGGCCCTCTATTGAGGGCCCTTAATATTACATCATTCCTCCCATCATATCCATTCCCATTCCACCATCATTTTTCTTATCTGATGGTTTTTCATGAATAACACATTCAGTCATTAATAATGTTACTGCTGCGGCAGCTGCATTTTCAAGTGCTGAACGTACTACTTTAGTTGGATCGATGATACCTGATTTGTAAGCATCTACTACAGTATCATTGGTGATATCTGGTACTACTTTTATAGTAGTATTGTCTTTAATTAATATCCACCATTCTGTAGCATCTTCACCTGCATTTTCAAGAATTTGTTTAAATGGTTTAGCACACGCTTGGAATACTATTTCAGCACCTTTAGCTATATCATCTTTTCTTTCTAAATCAGCAGTTAATGCTTTGCGAGCATGTAATAATGCTACACCAGCACCTGGTAAGATACCTTCATCAAGAGCCGCTTTAGTTGCTTGTAAAGCATCATCCAAACGATCTTTCTTCTCTTTCATTTCGATTTCAGTTCCACCACCTACATTAATGATAGCTACTCCACCAATCATTTTAGATAAACGCTCTTGTAATTTCTCAATTTCGTATGGTGATACTGAGTTATCAATTTGGTTTTTCAATTCAGTAATGCGTGCTCCAATTTCAACTGTATCACCTTTACCATCAACGATTGTAGTTGTATCTTTACCTACTGTTATAGTACGTGCTTCACCAAACCAATCTTTATTGAATTTGTCTAGCTTCATACCTTTTTGATGTGATACTACTGTTCCACCAGTTAATGTAGCGATATCTTCTAAAATCAATGTTCTACGTTCTCCAAAGTCAGGTGCTTTAACAGCAGCTACTTTCAAGATACCTCTCATTTTATTAACGATAAGTGTTGCTAATGCTTCACCCTCAATATCTTCAGCTACAACCAACAATGATTTATTTTGTGTTGATACTGATTCTAGAATAGGTAACAATTCTTTTACTGTTGAGATTCTACTATCTACAATCAATACTAATGGGTTATCTAATACTGCTGTCATAGTATTGTTATCTGTAACCATATATGGTGACTTATAACCTCTATCGAATTGCATACCCTCTACTACTTCTAAACTAGTTTCCCCAGTACGTGACTCTTCTACTGTTACTACTCCATCTCTACCTACTTTCTCAATAGCTGTAGCTACCAACTCACCAATTTCAGCATCACCATTAGCTGATAATGTTGCAATTTGTTTAATTTGCGTTTCGTCAGATACAGGAACAGACATTGATTTTAATTCTGCTACTACTACTTTTACTGCTTGTTCAATTCCTTTTTTAATTTGCGTTGCATTTGTTGATGCATACGATGTTGCTTCAAGTGCTTGTGTTGCAATTGAGTGTGCAAGAACAGTTGATGTTGTTGTACCATCACCCGCTGCATCTACTGTTTTTTCTGCGGCTTGTTTAATTACTGTAGCGGCCATGTTTTCAATTGGATCTTCCAATACTACTGTTTTAGCTACTGTAACACCATCCTTAGTTGATGCTACTTGTCCGTGTTCTTTTTCAATTAACACATTACGTCCAAACGGACCCATTGTTACTGATACTGCGTTATTGACCTTGTCAATACCTGCTTTTAATTTTTCTTTTGCTTCTCTGTTAAAACTGATTATTTTACTCATTTTTTGTTTAGTTTTCTAAAATTGCGATTAAATCTTGTTCTTTACATACAATGTATTCTTCACCATCTACGGTGATACGTTGTCCCCCAAATGATGGGAATATTACGGTAGCTCCTACCTCTGTTGTGTTTGGAATTACTATTCCATTCATGTTAACTACTCCGGGACCTGAAGCTATAACTTCTCCCATTAGCGGTTTCTCTTTACCGGCATCCGGCACAATGATGTTTCCATACATTGTCTCTGTTTCGTCTTGTTGTTTAATTACGACGTGGTTGTGTAATGGTTTGATTTTCATTTTTTAATTTATTTTTATGTTCTAAAATTGCTTCTTCTAATTGAGTTAAGCTTACTGTAATTGAGCCATATTCACCATCGGAACAATCAAAATGTACTTGATCATTCATAATAGTCATATAGGCGTTTCTACTATGTTTAGCTTTTGTTCTAATAACGGGTGTTGTAATTGGTGGCATAGTCAATATATTGTTCGTATATACGTATATGAGGATTCTACTCCCTGCCAACAAGCAGGTAAGTTACTTTAACTCCTTCTTCATTAGTAAATTCGATTTTAAGTAATCCATCTTCGGATACACTTAATACACCTGTTGCTATTTCCTTATTTGCTGCTAATATTTCACCAAATTCCTCAATTGGGAATTTTAACTGTACTCCTGGTACTGATGATAATGCTGTCGGTAGTGTAAAGTTAACTTTGTTAGTGTGTTTATCTACACCACCTAAGGTAAACTTCATTGCTTGTTTTTCTTCATGATCTGTACCTTGCTCTATAATGAATACATCTGTACCTAATGCTTTTTTAGCTTTAAGGAACTTAGCTATAAATTCTACATCTACATCAGCTACCATTTGATATGTTGGTTCATCAATTGATGGTACTGATGGTGTTAGCATTGTGTCTGCTAAGGCATATTCTAGGTTGTATTCGTTATCAGCAATCAATAGTTTATTTGCTATACCTTTATTCACTTCAACATCTAATGTTAGGAAGTGATCGGTAATACCAATTAACTTTAGTAATTGTGATGTATCATATACTCCGAATTCACAATCAGGTAAGGTAATACCTGGTGCCTCTAATACACCTACTAGATTTTTCTGTGCTGATATAAATTTAGTGGTTAGTGTTTTGTCTGTGATTTGTATTTTAACACGTTCAACTAAACCGCCTAAATGGTATTTTTCGATAACGTCTTGTAAATATGGTTTCTTCATAACTTAAATATATAACTTTTATTTTGCTTTACCACAATTTCCACCAAGGTTTTTTGGTTACTAAATTGCGTCTATCTAGTATAAATTCTTTATTAAATAGTCGACTTGCTATTTTAAATATATTTGTTTGTTGTTTAGTATCTGCTTTAGATAGTCCAACTATTACTACTACTGGCGCTATTGTCTCCACTCCATCCGCGTCAATTATTTTAATTGTTGTGTCTATTCTTAATTGATTTGGGTGGTATTGACGACGAATCATAGCTACATAAATTTAAAGAATTTGTTAATTTTTGCGTTTAATACTGGGAAGTCCCATCCTATATCTTCATATACACCAGTTAGTTTATTTAATAATACTGAATTGAATGCATCTTCTCTATCTACATATTTGTCTATAAATTCAACTATAAATTCAGGATCATCAATACCTCTAAAACCGATTACGTCAATATTGAATGGATTGGGTTTCAGCGATACATATTTCATCTTATCGCCTTCTGTAAATAGTGTGTATTTCTTGTCTAATCGTTTAAATTTGAGTAGGTCATTATACACTACTGCTGCTTTAGTATTGACAGGTGCTTTTAATTTAAATTCACTAAATATTTCACCTGGTGCAGGGCGTTTAGCAATATATGAATTGATTTGTTTAACGCCTGTTGGTTTAGCTAAGTCATTCCAATTCATCTTATCTAATGATGACTTAAATTCTACTATTGATCTGTCTACATCCGCTTTAGGTTTACCTGACATTATTTCTTTCAGTAGATTCTGTCCGAATTTCTTGTATAGTGGAGGCATATTCGATTTCATTAAATCTAAACCCATCATAATCATCTCTTCAGTATCAACACCTTCCTTATTTACAATAAGCATAGCGTAGCGACGTTTACCTGAGTGGTAACTACGTTCAATTACTACTTCCTGTTTCAATTCAAAATAATGATTACGATCACCTGGTATATTAAATGATTTCTTTGCAAATTCCCCTATGAATGTGTTTGCTGCTTTTTGTATTTCGGTTGCTGCCTCTAATGTTGCTTTGATACATGCATCTCTATCTTTCAAATCAATACCTCTAGCAATCAATAGATCCTTTACTTGTATGAATAATGAATCGGTATCTGATGTTACAACATAGTCAATATCATCTGTTTTTAATTTGCTATTCATCCACTTATTAACGAATTTAATAGATTCTTGTGTTACACGTTGACCAGTAAGCGTAATAGCAGATGATATCATTTTATGTCCGTCTGTATAGCGCCATCCATTAATAGCGTAGCAGCCATAAACATCATTCAATTTAATTTTATAAGCGTGTTGTAATCTGTTATAATATTCACCTAATACTATATCGCCTTTCTTATACGCTTCAGACATTAGTTTTTTATACTGCTTACGTTTATTGAACCAATCAGTTAATACTTCACACACTACTGATGATTTATCTGTTCTGAATATAGCACCTGATGCTGCTGTAATCCATTTATTGGATTCAATCATCTTTACTATTTTACCTACTGTAACCTGTGTTCTAGATGTAGTGAAATTCTCATTTAGCTTCTCAATAGTAATCATTTTATCTTGATCCATATCAAGTAGCTCTTCGTATGTCCATTGATTATCGTATTTACCTGAGTTAACAATACGACCTACTAATGTTTCAATACCAATATTGAGCGAGCGAATGATAGAGGGATACAGTGATGTAAAATCCAAATCAATAACCCACTGATACAATCCTGGTATTGGGTGTTCA